GCTAGACAAACCTTTGACCAAACAAAGGAAGAGTTAGCAGGTCTTGTTAATCCTGATGGTACTAGGAAATATACTGACCAGCAGGTAGATCAGTTCTCAAGAGCAGGAGCAGAGAAGGATTTCCATTACAATATGGCTATGCTACCTCTAGATATATTATCCTATTCAGCTATGACCTTTAACCCTATCTCTGGAGAGGCAGAAGGTATGATGGAGAGAGGACTTGAGAAGCTAGCAGGTCTTTATGGTGAGTCTAAGCTAGGTAAGGCAGCAGGATGGTTAACTACTAAGTCTCTTGCACTGCAATCAGAAGGTATAGAAGAAGGTTTTCAGGACTTTGCACAGAAGGAAGGACAGCACTATGCAGAAGTATTAGGAGGTATGGATGATGGTAAGAGCTTTAGTCAAAGACTAGGAGCAGAGGTATCAGGTTCAGACTTCTGGAATAACTATTTAGGAGGTGTAATAGGAGAACCTCTTGTAGGTGGTATAATGGAGGCAGTCAATAGGACAGAGAGAGGACTAAAACAGAAAGCTATTAACTCAGTATATCAAAAGTTTACTTCCAATGTAGGCAAGTTAGACAATGATACAGCCGTTAAGATTAAACAGCTACAGGCAGCAGGTAATGATATACAGGCAGCTAATATGAGGATGAACTTTAATGTTAACAAGACATTAAAGGCTCTTATGATGGACTCTGTTTCTAATAGGGATGAAGCATACAATGCTCACATGGCTAACAGACAGGGATTACTTGCTGAGTTAGAAAATGGTAAGACTGATGGTCTAATAGACCTAGGACATCCTGATTCTACTGAAGCTAGTAGAGACATTATTAAGAGTGAGCTTAAGCAGCAGATAGCAGACAGTGCTACAATAAAGAACATCTATGATGATGTTAAGAGTAAGTACAATAGGAACTTTGTAATGAAAGTAACATCACAGAAGTTCTACCTTCAGAGGATGCTTGAGGAGATGCCTGATATAGATAAGTCTATTAGGGATGCCTACTCTAATGATGCCAATTACAATAGTCTATCTGCTCATGGCAAACAGTTAGCTGATACACAATATCAACTTGCAGCTCTCAAGAACTACAAGAATAACCTATCAGAAAATATAAAGTACACTACAGATGTAGATGAGAAGCAGCATAGGGAGGATATGTTGGATAACATTAACAAGAGGATAGATGATCTAGTTAATACACATGAACAGATACAGGAAGATGAGAACTATAATGATAAGGATAAGGAAAGTGACAATGCTGCCTTAACAGAGATGCATATAAACCCTAATAAGGATCTATTCTGGGGGTTATCTAACAAGGTAGAAGGAGATGGAGAAATACAACTGGGAAGGAAAGACTTAGCTCTATGGGGTAAGGATGAGTATGTAGAAAGGGCTAGAAACAAAGTATTTGATAATGCTCTAGTAGAGTCTGAGATAACTGATGCTATGCAGGAGATTAAATCTTCTAAGATTAGTATGTTTGAGAAGATAGGACAGAAGGGCAAGGTAGCAGTAAGAGCTGTCACCAGTAAGATTACTAGTGGACAGAGAGCAAGAGCAGAGGCAAGAGCAGAACAGATAAAGGTAGAGCAAGCTGAGACAGCTAAGAAGAATCAGATAGTTACAGATACAGCAGATGAACTCAAAGATAAAGAGAATAATCCAGTAGAAGAAAGTGAGTATACTGCTAACCTAGTTCAGTTAGCTGACATGTTAGGCTCAGTAGATATGGCTCATGTAGATACAGCATCTGCACCACCACCATTATCAGACGTACTGAATGCTCCAGGAGCAGTAATGACATTCTCTTTATCACCCTCTGTAAAGGATGCAGATGGAAAGGAAGCAACTCAAGAACAGAAGAATAGTATAAGAGATCAGGTAGCAGGACTAATAAATAGGATGGGTAATCCTACAGGCAACTTTGAAGACCTAGCAAGAGATGTATTAAAGAAGGATGGAGAGGCTACTACTAAACATGTTTGGAACTTACTTGCCTATGGTTGGGAGGCTAATGGTAAAGCACCTGCTGACTACAACGCTATATACAACTCTATCTTTAGTAACCATGTAGCAGAACTAGTAAGGATACAAAAGGAATTGACAGAACAAGGCTCTAAAGCACAGGAATTAGTAGATCAAAATCAATGGGAGGAATCGGGGATAGTAAATAGTTTTAATCCACCAGGAGAAGGAGGTACTACAGGACAGTCACATACATATAATACAGGAGTAACTAGTAGATCAGATCCTAAAGGACAGTTTTCTACTTTCATGGTTCATACTAAGGTAACAGAGACACAGGATGGTAAGGAAGTACTAGTAGATAGACACTTTACTGGAGCTGAGGGTATGAATAACAAGTGGATTAATAGTGCAGTATTACTAGGGGATAAGTCCAGACCAGGAATGAAAACTATTATTAAAGTACCAAAGGATTACAACTCAGTTCCAGTAGCGGTATTTGGTACTGATGGAAACTATGTTACCTTTATACCATTTGGACAGTATATAAGTGAGAGATTTCCTGTCGATAGAAATACATGGACTGCAGAACAAGAGCAGGAGTATAGAGATAAGCTACCTATGATACACTATCCTGTAGGATTTGATAATGGTGGTAAGGGTATAATGCAGGTACATGATACAGGATGGTACCATAAAGTTAGATTTGATGAGGGTAGTCCAGAGGAGATGCAGAAAGCTATAGAAAATGTAAGAGCCATAAGAGAAGAAGTTATAGCTAGTTGGGATAATGATAAAGGTAAGAATGAAGTACCAGCTACAGTGACTAATGTTATACAGACTACATTTGATCCTCTTAAGATAGTTGTAGGAGGTGGGGTACAAGGTATGACTTTAATGGAAGCTAATCCTGAGACTACTCTAGGACTAGTAATGGATAGTTTAGACTCTAAGGACATAATCATAAAACCAGGAGAGAAGTTTCATAGTAGTGATAGGATACTTCTAAACTCTAAGCCACAGGATGCTATAGGTAGGATAGTAGATATAAGAAAGTTTGGGATGAAGGATGGAGTACCTACGTATGTAGCATTCAAGGTTACTAGACCTAAGCTAGGTAAGGAGGCAAAGACTACAGTACAACAGCTATTACAGTACTGGGCTACAAGAAAGAGTGGTAACAAAGATGTAAGAGATAAGAATAATAAGATAAAACAAGCAGTAGAAGGATTATCAGGCTTCGATTTGAGTGTATTAAACACAGGATTTGACTTTAATTCTTACCTATCACATTTCGTCTATGTAGATACTTTAAGTAAGAAGGTTAAAGGGGCAGTAAGAGAGACACAAGATGTAGCCAAAGCTATACACAAAATAGCTACAGATACATTACCAGTGGGAACTCCTTACATGCAGTCAGAAAAGTATAGGATAATAATAGGACAGGCAGGTATAGGAGAGACAGGTACAGAGTTATGGTCTAAGGAGAATGATGCTGCTCAAGAGGCAGAGATGATGAAGAACCTTGACAAGCTAAAGAATACTCCAGTAACTATACCTGAAAAGAGAAGAAGCCCAGATGGAACAGAAGGAGTAGTTCAAACCAAGTACAACTCTATCTTTGATTGGTATGAACAGAACCTTAACATGAAGAATATAGCTAAGAATAGGGCTATAGTACATATCAATGAGGAAGGTAAGGCAAGTCAGGCACCAGGAGGAGCCACATATACAGACTACCTTAAGAATAATCTTAGGACTAATGTTAAGTCACTAAACATAGGTACAGCAGAGAAACCTGAGTGGGTCACTAATGCACAGCCTACTGTTACATACGAGACAGACTCAAGATTGAAGAAGATGGCTGATAGAAGTAAGTCTGATGCTCAGGTAAAAAAGGATATAGTAGATTCAGAAGAAAAGAAACCAACAAGAGGAACTAAGTTGGATGATGCCTTAGCAACAGCTAGAACTAAAGCACTAAACGAACAACTATCTGATCTGGAAGCTAGATATTATGACTTACCAGAGGGATTATCAGAAAATGAAAAGGCAGACATAAATGATAGGATTGAAAATGGTGATAAAGAAGCTATTAAAAAGTATACTAAAAGGATACTTAATAGTGAGGACTTAAAAAAAGCTCAGGAAGCCTATGATAAAGGCAACTTTGTAATGGATGAAGATGGTGAAACATCACCTAAAGACTTGGAAGCAGCAGCACTTAGGAATGCATCTATGGTAACTGTAGGTAATACTGATATGGAGTATGACTCACCAGAAGATTTATTCAAGGAGTATAGGAATGGTGATGTAGAGCCAGACTTTATGGAAGCAGCAGAGGAAAGATTGAAGGAGTATGGACTATTACATTTAGTAAACTATAATCCTAATCAGCTAGAACTCTTTGGAGAAGAAGAAGGTCAAGCTAAGCCTACAACAGAGACAGAAGTAAAGAAAGAAGAAGAAGAGGAAAGTCCAGAGGATTTCCTCAAAAGGATGAATGACTTCACTAAGAATGATGGAGGTATAAATGGAGCATTACTATCACCTACAGTAATGACTGATGCTCAGGCAAAGGTAGTAGAAAATAGTCTTACTAAGATAGCAGGACTAAGCCCTCAAGAACAGTTTGAAACTCTTGATTTCCTATCCAATGAGATAATACCTACAATAGAAGCTAATGGAGGTGACATAAGTAAAGCTGAGGTAGATAAGATAGTGCAGGATAGGTTCAATGAGTTGTTAGGAGAAAGAGCAAAGGTAGCAGAGGCAGAAATAAAGAAGGCAATAGCCTATGCTGAAAAGTATCCTGATAAAGCTCAAGCTTTTAATCAGATGATAGCTAGGTTACAGAATACTATTACTAAGATTAGTGATGTAGGTGCTTCTATGGATAAGCTGATGGAGTTAGCTTATAGAGAAGCAAAGAAGAGTAGTAATATAAAGATGACTAAGGAGAGATTACAGGATAGTATAGAAGATGATGAGGATAGAGATGAGTCAGGAACAGATGATGGTGAAAGTGAAGAAAAAAGGGAAAGAGCTTTTGGTAGTGAGATACTTTCAGAGAATCCAGAAAACAAGGTTACAAAGAAGATGAGAAGATTCTTTGCAAGGGTTATTGATACAGAGGCTGATGGTACTAAGAAGCAGGGTGTATTTAATCTTCCTGTCTATGTTAACAAGGATGTCATAGTTAGTTTCCTTCAGAAGATGCTAGCTGATACACCACCATCATTTGATGCTAAGATGGGTAAGTTGGCTACTCTAGTAGAGACAGTACCATGGATACAAGAGATTATAGATAGGCTTAAGAATACTAGTGAGGCTAACAAGAAGGTATTCACAGTATGTATGGACAATAGTACCACGCATATGAGCTTTGCCCTAGTAGGTTTCAATAAGAAGACAAAGAGATGGTACTCAAAAGTAAAGAGTACTATATCAGCAGGAGCAGTAGAGAGTTTACGAGATGGATGGAGACAAAATTTTATGTCTGACTCCAGCCTAGTACAGAATGATGCAGAGGGAGACCCAAGGATAGTAACAGATAAGGCTAATCAGCTAATACAGAAGTATAGGGATTGGAAGGGATACGATTTACCTACCATGAACGCTAGCTATGAGGACTTCTGGAAGAAGGGTATTGAAACACTCAAGAAACCTAATGAGAGTCTCAACATAGTACCTAAAGGAGCTATGCTAGACGAGTTAAAGTCTAAGCTAAAGGAAGGTGAGAAGGGTAAGGTAAGTATCAAGGCTGGTAGCTATATCATTAAGGATATGGGAAAGGGTATGTACAATATAAGAAGAGAGTCAGAGATGATAGGAGATACCAAAGGAGAGACTATGACTAGGATGGATGAGTTCCTTAGAGCTTTCGGTATCACAGTCAAGCCACAGACATTAGCTACTTTGTATGACAATGGACTATACCATAACACTAGGAGAATAAGCCCAGGTGGACTGTTCTATTCAGGAGGTGCTGATAAGGCAGGTAAAACTAATGGTCTATTTGGTGTGCTTTATAACAACCTTATTAGTCTAGCTAAGAACCCTGATACAATTCTCGATGAGGACAGCCAATCACCTTTAGATGATACAGTAATAGAGTCTCTTGCCAACCTAGATGCAAGGTACAGGTCTGATGTAGGACCAAAGGCTTTTAGAGATGGTGGAGAGAACTACTACACGGTAACAGCTAGAAAGTATATCACTGATAGGGCTATTGATCTAGTAGGAGAAGACTCAGAAATGAGAGATACATTGGCTAAAATGTCATTCTCACAACACTCTTTTCTTTTGAGTTTACTTTCTGACGATGCAGACACTAAGGCTAAGATAGATAAGATAAGAGCTAAGTTACAGACAGAACAAACAGCAGAGAATAGAAAGCAGTTAGAAGCTGACCTTGAAAATGCTATTAAGAATACCTTTAGAGGTAAGTTCAAGATAGCTCACTTAGGTAAGACTGCAATTAAACAGCAGGGTAAAAAAAGAATGGGGGATAACTCTATATCAGCAATATCAGAAGTAAGTCATGAGATGGCTAAGATGGGATTCTTCTCTGATATGACTCAGGGTAGTGTGAAGAACAACATGGGATTAAATAACTATCCAGATTCTACCATACCTATACGAGTAGGTACTATGTTTAGTCCTACTATGTCTGATAAGACCATGATGACTCTCTTAACTACAGCCTTACTAGACCTAGGTAGAGAGCATTTGATGGGAGACAATGGACAAATGTCTCAACAACTTGTAAACATTATTTACAGTCAGGTAGTCAAGCCAGAGATAGCTAGGATGTTAGGAAGAGCATCAGCTAAGGCTAGCAATGTAGAGAACTATGATGAAGGAGCATTCAAGTTCTACTTCCTCACTAACCTTAATGACCTTACCTATGGAGAAGCTAAACTAACAAACCTACTTAGGACTAGTGATACATTCACCACTCTAGAGTCAGTAGAGAATGATAGTACCATAATGAATGCAATACATCAGTCTATAAGAGACTACGTAGAGAAGCTATCTAATGATAAGGTAGCTAAGTGGGATAAGATGGATAACTTAACCAAGTACTTTGATGCTGACTATGTAAACAATGAAAAGTTTGAGGGTACTGATGTTGAGAAGAAGAAACAGATGGCTATGGATTATGTTATCAATAGTATGATCTCTACTGCCAACTCCTTTATGCTATTTGGAGGAGACCCTGCTATGTACTATAAGGATAACATAAACAAGAGTCTTATCAATATAGGTAAGAGGCTTGCTAATCAGATAGCACCAGGAGCAGCAATAGCTGAGTCAGTAGGAGATAGATACATACAGCTATTCCTTAAGGATAGGAAGTCAGTTGCAGGTAATATTGCCTATATCAATAAGCTATATGGTGAGGGTTCTTATGAGGCTAAACAGTATTCATCTATAGAAGCTAGTGATGCTCAGGAGTATACTACATGGAAGGAACACTTAGATGTGCTTTCAAGACTAGGTAAGACTAATGACTACCTTCTCGATGTATCACAGGAGGATATAGATGAAGCAGGTAAGTTGTTTGCTGACCCAGATAAGTATCCAGAAGAAAGCTGGACAGAGAAACAGAGGGAGATTGTTAATAAAGTAACACAACCCATGAAGCCTGTATATACATATCAGATACCAGATATGGAAGGAGACTTCATGAGGACAGTATACATTAAGTCAAGTTCATTTCCACTTGTACCACAGCTTACTAAGGGAATGCACATAGATAAACTCAGAATAAAGATGGAGCAACTACAGGCTCCAGCAGAGAAGGGTGGGCTAGGTAAGAATGTAAGAGCTTCCTATGGTACTGCTAACAAGGTAGGTGCTATTACTAACCCTTCTACTATATGGAAGAAGGATGGTAGCATTGATGAGGATGCTTTAGATAAGATAGGAGAATCCTCTCTTGAGATGAGAAGGGAAGGCTTCAGAATACAGCAAGACATTCCATTCAAGACAGAAAAGAATAGAGAGGATAGAGTGACATTAGGAACTCAAATGATGAAGTTACTCTTTGGGGATGAGATTATAAATGCTACTGGTTTCAACTACAAGGGAGAGCCTATGGATGGTAGGGCTTTACACCAACAGTACACAGACACTATTAGTAAGTTTGTTGACCTTAAGCAGAAGCAATTATTTGATGAGCTAGGTTTAGATAAGATAGGAGAGCCTATAGATAAAGTAAAGACATTCGGTAAGCTACAGAAGATGCTTCAGGAAGAAGCGGACAAGAGAGATTATCCTCTACAAGACATAGAGGGGTTAAAGCTAATACAGAATCCTGATGGAACTCATAGCTTTAACCTACCTCTATGGATATCTACCAGTAGTAATAGGTATGAGTCTATGCTTAACTCCATCGTTACTAATAGGATGGTAAAGATTAAAATGCCAGGAGCAGGATATGTAGTAGGTAGTCCAGAGGGTTTTATAAGAGAAAAGGTAGCAGAGGAAGACATTGATAAAGTACTTACTCCAGAACAGAGGTCACAGATAATCTTTACTAGTGCTTGGAATAATAAAGAGTTACAAGGACAGACAGAGGAGATGAAAGATGGTAAGACTAAGATAAAGAAGGCACAGATATTTGTAGCTTCTAAGTTAAGGACACCTGGAGGAGACTTAGTAGACCTATTCCAGAAGAAGGATGGCAAGTACGTGTATCTCAAGGAGACAAACAGAGGCTTCGAACTAAATGAAGATATGTTTGATAAGGATGTATTATCTATGTTCACATTCCGTATCCCAAGTTCGGGCTTACAGTCAGGTACCAGTGTAGAGATAGCAGGGTTCTTACCTCATAGCGTAGGAGATCTAATGATAGTACCCTCTAATTTCACTAAGCAGAAAGGTCTAGACTTTGATGTAGATAAGGAGCAAGGTTATAGCTACTGGACTCACACTGATAAGGATGGTAAGATATTAAGACTTAGAGAAGAACATAGGAATAGGATACTAAAGGAAGTTGACGATGAACTTAAAAAAGGTAAGACAGGAGAGTTAATAGCTAAGTATAAGGAGGCTAAAGGAATAGAAAAAAATAGAGCTAAGAAGGTATTAGACCAGTATATAGCTTCAAGTAAGTTTATTAACTCATTATTCCCTGATGGTATTAAGTACACAGAAGAGGACTTTGAAAACAATAAGTTCTTAGCCAATATTAATGACCAGATAACAGAGAAGTTATTACAGAATGACATAATAGAAGTAATGCACTCTGTATACTCTAATGATAATCCTAACCTCCAAAGGAAGATGAATAAGGTTCTTAACACTAAGGAGGCAGAGGGTGAAGCAGACTATATACAGGGCTTACAAGGACAGACTCAAGCTAAAGGAGTGTCTTATGATACTATCCTTTCAGATGAATACCAGAAGGGTAAGTTAATGTCAGGTAGTAGTGGTAAAACAGGCACAGGAGCATACTCATTAGACCTAGTATTCCACTCACTATTACAGCAGGCATATGATAAGAGTAGTAAGGATAATGTAAGACTACAGAAGTATGGTAAAAATAAGACTGCCACAGCCTTTGCTATGAGATTTGGTAGAGTTAGTTCTGATGGTACATTTGGTAGGCATAGGACATTAGGTGTTGATGGTAGAGATGGAGATAGGAGTATTACAGAAGGGCTGAGTGAGAGACAGAATATGGCTGTTGATAATGAGAAGCTACAAATTATGGGTTTACTAGGAGTAGATAAAGAAACCATGATAGTAGACAAGGTACTCAGCTTATTAGGGTTTGATAAAGGAGAAGATGGACATAATATATCATTCCTATTCCTATCACAGCCAGTAATAAAGAGGTTCAATGAGCTGTTAAGAAATGCCAATTCAGTAGTAGCTAAGTTTGACCCTAATGTAGAGCAGAAGATACTCACAAAGATAATGGGTGAGTTTAACTTTAGGATGAGTGATATGGGTATTGATAAGTCAGCTCAAATGTCGACAGAGAATATGGGTAAGGCTATATCAGATGGTGGTGTAGATGGTGGACTACAAGCAGCAGTACTTAAAAGGTTCATAGAGTTAAGAGCTTATGGCTATGCTATGATGAAAGCACAGTCTACTCTAAACTTTAAGAACAATAGTCTAGGTAGATCATATTTTGAAGTACTCGATAAGAATGAAAACTTAGGTAACCTCTTAAATATAGAAGCAAAAGACCCTGGTACAAAGAGCAGTCTAGGTACTATCAGTAACCTAGATAGGTTGGTAGGGGAGTATAATACATCTGGAGGAGAAGGGTTTATAAAGGTAGGGGGAGACTCTTACATTAAGCCTACTACCTATATAGGTAAGATGAATGTAATGTCTACTGTTACAGCTGTTAATCTATGGTCAGATTACTTCCCTTACAATAGCTTTAGTATGAGACGTCTCTTTGATGAGATAATACCACAGGTAGGTAATGGAGATAACATGTCGGCTACTAAAAAGGTAGAGTTAAAGCAGGAGATATTCAGGCATTTAAAGAAGTATCTTAATACAGGTGATACAGGTATAGTAGGTAGTAGTGACAATGTTAATGCTGAAAGGTTTAGATTAATGATGGATAGTAATGGTAACACATCACTATCTTCTTATGTTAAAGCATTAATGCAGTCAGAAGATCCTATTGTTAAACACTACATTAAAAGTAATAAGTTATTCGAGAGGTTAACGTTCACTAAGGGAGATACTACTAAGCCCTCTACCATAATGTATAATAATGCAGCAGGTGAAGAGTATGATGAAGAGTATCTGTACCAGACCTTTAGCTCTATGTTAGCAGCTAGGGATAAAGATGGCAATAGAATAAAGCTACCACCTATAGGTAATAAAGAGTACACAGTGGATACTCTAGCACAAGATATGGTAGCATACTCTATGTTAGCAGCATCTACACAGCAAGCTACAGAGTTTGTGAAGTATGTACCAATGGCATACCTTGAAGCCATAGGATATACTCAAAAGATGAGAGATCTTAATGATAGCTTTGATAATATGGATACTGGACAGATATTAGTAGGAGAGCAAGGACCTAATGGAGAGAAGAATGCAGTATCAGCATTTACTATGCAGTATCTACAACATAATCCAAATAGGGTTAAGTACAAAGTAGACATTGATGATGTAGGTACAGAGTTAGAAGGGATAAAACTTAATAAAGATAGTCAGGAGATAGAGAGTTTTACTGCTCTTTCATCACAGGATACACCTGACTTTGTATCTATCTATAATCCTAACATAAGAGGTGAGAAGAAGTTTATGCTCTTCTATAATGATGGTAATAAGTATGTAAGGATATCAGTATTGGGTACCTATAACATGGATGAATATGATGCTAGGAATAATGGTATAGGTAATACTATAATGAGCTTACAAACCAATAATGTAGCACAGTTCTATCCTGCTAGAAGAACACAGACTCAGACTTTCCAAGAAACAGGAGATAGATTTGGTGTGAGTTCAAATGATGTAAGCACAGTAGTAGGTAATATTGTTAACAGTGAGCTAGGTAATATGTCTGCATTAGCAGCAGAGTTATCACCACATATAAGTAGTATCAATGGCATACAGTATGCTGATACCTATACAGATCATACAGGAAAGGTGATAACAAACTTTGATGGTGTGTATGATTACATTGATAACAAGATATATATATCATCAAAGACTAGTCCTAAGATGACTGTAGATGTCTTAGCAAGTAAGGTAATGCATGAGGTAGTACATGGAGTTACCATGAATCAGTTCCAGAAGTATATAGAAAGGAAGGAAGCTAATGGTGAGGTTAAGTTAACAGCAGATGCTCCTATTTATGTACAGAATATAGCCAGGATATACAACCAGCTAAGAGCTGAAGAGGGAGATGCTAAGTTAGCAGCCGTAAGAGCTAAAGTAGGTAAGCAAGACCTTACTGGTGATGAGTACAACACCTATGGACTCACAGATATTAATGAGTTTATGACTATGGCTCTTACACATAAGGACTTCCAGAAGTTCTTAGCTAGTAAGAAGATGCCTGATGGAAAGAATATGTTAGATAGGTTTGTAGAACTTATTAAGCAGACTCTACAGGCTATAGGAGTAAACTTTGAAACTAATACAGCGGCAGCACAAGCTATGGACTCCATACTTACTTTCATAAAGGAAGAGAACCAAGCAACAGAACAAGGACCAGCAGGAGATGATCTAACAGCAGCCTTCAATCAACAGGCATGGGAAGAAGGTGGCTTTGGAGACCCTGATGAAAATGGTGTAATAGGGTATGATGATGAGGGTAATCCTCTATATAAGGACTTCAGCCTATCTCCTAGCATAGAAGGACTATCAGTAGGTAATCCATTCACAGGTAAGTATACTAAAGGAACTATAAATGATAAGGAGAAGGTAGTAAATGAAGCTCTTACTAATGGTGAGATAGAAAGAGTAAGTGATGATGAGTATAAGTATAAAGGAGTTAGCTATACAAGCCTTGAGGATGTAGGTAAAGTACTCCTAAAGGATAAGCTACATAACCTTGAGTTTAATGGAGTACCAGTAGATAGTAAACCAGAGGGTAATAGCAGGGAAGAGATAGCAAAGTATAACGAAGATATTCCAAAAGTCCAGGAAGGAGAGTTCCCTGGAAAGAAATTAGAAATAAGAGAAGAAAACTGTAGATAATGACATGTAAACTAGATGCAAGGAAGTCTATACTCGATAGAGTAATGGATGAACTAAGAGATGGTCAACATGAGTTCTTAAGAACTGACACAGATACTATCAGGGTTATAGGTGCTAAGAATAATGAGACTGCATTCAGGTTAGCAAGGGATATGGTACTACAAGCTAACAGATCTTTCAATGGACACGTTACTGGCTTCATAGACCAGATCAGTAAGTATGACCCAGTGACTATTACCTTTAAGCCTAGTGATAGGTATGTAGACCATGTATATGATGGAGTAAAGGTACAACAGAAGTATCCTAATCCTGTGCAGGCAGACATACAGGAGACCTATGATGCTAATGAGACTGGACCTAATACCAATGGTATACTGTTATCACCTACCATAGTTAATCAGGGAATAACTAAGAACTTCTATGATACTAGAGTAGCATTATTGAACAGTTACTTTGATAGACTAAGTGTAGTAAAGAATCAGAAGGAGTCAGTAAGTAGAAGGACAGACTTGACTCAGGTAAGAAAGCAGGAGATGCTAACAGAGCTAGGTAAGAAGCAGAGGTATATTAACAAGCTTATCTATGGTGACAGTACTAAGAATATAAAGGGATTAAAAGAAGATCTTCAAGACTTAGCATCAGTAGCTGATGTAGCTGCGGTATCTCCATATGTGGAAGCAGAGCTAGCTAGGATAGAGCAGCTAGTGAACTCAAATGATATAGATGATTTGAGGGAGGCTGATGGGCTGATAGACTTCTATCGTAGGGCAGGTATATTTGATTGGAACCAACCTGATATAAACCCTATGCTTAGTAGAGCACAGATATTTAAGACAGACCCCAATACAGGAGAGCTTACTCCAGAGATAGCAAATCCTATCGTAGAAGCACAGTTTAAAGAGTGGGCTAGTAGAGCTTCTAACAATAGGAATAGGCTTAATAAGAAGTATGATGAGTACCTTGTAGAGACAGTCAACTCTAATCCATTAGTACAAAAGGCATTTGGTACTAAGCTATCGTTAAACGAGATAACGAGTGCATTAGAAGGACTACCAGATACGGATGTTATATCTATGTGGGTTACTGATGTTACTAGTGGTATCTTCTCACACAATGGAGTACTACCACAGGTAATGTTTGCTGAACTACAGAGAGCAATGGAAGAGAAGCAGCAAATATCAAGGAGGATAGCTAGGGAGATAGATGATATAATTCCTGAAGTAGAGAAGTCTTTAAGTACTCTTGATGGAGGTAAGCACACACTAAGGGGTGCAGGTATCCTAGGGCAAAAGGGGGTAGTATATACTATCTTTAAAGACAAAACTAAAGATGGTAATGAAACTGGTGGTCTTATAAGAAGGTTTAGCAGTGAGTATAACTCTGATGAGGTTGATAAAGTAAGAGAGTTTGATAAGGCTATGAGGTCTGGTAGTAGTACAGGAAATAGGAGAAGAGGTATAGATAATTATAGTGAGTGGAGAAGGCAGCATAGTCTTATCCTAGACCTTACTAAGATACCAGAGATAGCTAGTGATAGTGCCTATGATGAGTTCAATGCCGCAGGAGATACTGCTTATGTCTCTCAACTCAAGTCAGTATTAGGAGAGAAGGGATACAATGAAGAGGTAGATAAGATGAAGAACCTTCTTAATAAGTATCTAGCAGCAAAGGAAGGAATTATTGATGGGTTATTAGACGAAGAGAACGTACAAGATGTACAAGACCTTTCCAATCATTCATTAGATAAGCTACAAAAGTGGGAGAACTGGAATAATCCTGTAAGAGGAGTAGAACATTACAACAGTGCTGGTGGTAGGATAGTTAACAAGAAGATAGAGCAGCATGGTATGACATATAATAGCTTCATACCTAGGCAGGATAATGTAAACATACAGTATAGTTCTAAGAATAATAACTGGACTGCCACACCTACAGGTGCATCTACAGGGTATTACAATGAGGATTTTAAAAAGATAGAGAAGGATGATGCACTGTACAAGTTCTATAATTTAGCAAAGGAATCTTGTGAACTGATAAGAGATAACACTCCTTATGAGATACAGCAAGAGATGCCTGCATACACCTTAATGTCTTTACGTAAGACATCAGCAGAGATGCTGCTTGATAAGAACCTAGCAGGTATGTCTATGTTATCAGAGGCTCATCAGAACATGATGGATAACATAAGGGGTGCTTTTGGTGTTATGGAACAGTCAGGAATATCTAATGCTAACTTAGATATAAATGGTAGACCTAATTATACAGTAGAAGATAGTTTCCTACGCTCACATCTAGGAGCAATAAATAGAGAGAAGCTTATACAGAATACTAACTTCTCTAATGCTTGGAACAATAATCTTATAGGTAATAACCAGGCTATGGATGTTAATCAAAGGACAGAGATAGCCTTAAGAGACCCACAAACAGGGCAGCTTAACTTCAATACAGAGACTCTAAGATTGCTAGCAGAGTTTACCCATACAGATATATCAGATGCAGACATAATTGCAGGAAGGATAGCAGTCCTTGAGAATAAGATAGGTCAGATGGTAAAGGTAGGTAAGATTATAGGTGACTATGCACAGCATACAATAGTACAGTCACAGTCCTTTGACTTACCTAAGATACTAAAGCTCTTCACACATCTTACCATGGAGTATGCTGCAAGGCAGGAAGTACTACCAAAGGTAGAGTTGATGAAGAAGTACTATGATGGTATCAGACAGCCAGAGACTAACAATATATCTAAACCTATACTCAACAAGGTAAATGGTACATTCCAAAAGGATACCCTAAGACCTAGAGCTATGCTACAGATGGCTAGTCAGTTTGATAGAACATTTCTAGGAAAAGTAGGAGAGAAGCACTTAGGAGAATGGGGTAAGGAGACTAAGACATTAACACCGGCAGCAGAGACTAAGATTAATACCAAGATAGCAGAGTTAGACAGGAAGATAGAGAATCTACCTGCTAATTCACCTGAAGCAGCAAGGTTAAAGAGGGATAAGCACAAGCTATATGCTAGTAAACTAATACCTAGGTTTGGTACTAAGATATACTCATCAGAAGAGAAGGTTAAGTTGGGAGAGTTACAAGAACTCAAAGAAAAGAATCCTACTGCTCCCATAGTGGAGGATTTAGAAAAGCAGATGAAGGGGTTAGGAAAAACTAGGACAGGATCAGCTTTCCTTAATAACTTCTTGAGCTTTATTAATGTACTGAAGTTAGGTTACAATGTAGGTTCAGGTGTTACCAACTACCTTGAAGGGCTAGTAAGTAACATGACATTAGCTAGTCAGTATGGTATGAATGAGGAGATATTCCCTGCCTATAAGATAATGAGAGCTAGTAGGATGAAGAACATATCTACTAAACTTATAAGCAAGGACAGTGTAGCATATAAGACTAGGGCATTAGCAGATATGTTCAATGTAGTAGTAGATAGTAGGAGTGACCTGCAGAAATCCTCACGTAAGAGCTTCAGTAATAAGCTAGAGTGGTTAAGATGGTCAGCACTCAATCAGAGGGTAGAGTATGTTAATCAAGGAGTTCTCATGATAGCATCACTACGCTCTACAAAGATAAAAGGTATAGATGCTAGTGGCAATGAGGTAGAGAGTAGTGTATGGGATGCTTACAACAATGATGGTAGTCTTAAGGATGAGTTCAGGGTTAAACCAGGACAGACTTATACACAAGACCAAGAGGATATGCTTAAGGGTAATGTACATAACTGGGAGAACCTATCAGGAGACCAGTACAATATCTTTAAGTCTACCCTAGACAACATGATAATAAGAGGTCATGGTAATTACTCACAGATGAGAGGTATGTTAGCTAAGACTGGTTGGCAGAAGATATTCCTTATGTTTAAGACATACTTACCAGAAGCATTAGCATGGAGGTTTGCTAAGGAGAGACCAGATATATTGTCAGGAGAAAAAAGTGTCAAGGGAAGATATAGAAGCTACACCCCAGGAGCAGCTGCATTGCATGGTGCAGTTCTTGGGGCAGCTTCCTTTGGTTTTGTAGGTCTAGGAGTAGGAGCAGCAGCAGGGTACATAGCAGCAAGGATAGGTAACAGAGGAATAAGTACAGGTACTTCTGCTATCAAAGATATGTTACAAACAGGTAAAGCTTTAGCTCTTAAGGCAATAGGTATGCCGATAAATATGACAGCAGGAAGAGAGATAGTAAAGGATACTAACTATTATGATAGCTTGGTAAATGGTACTAGCTTTACTACACAGGATGCACAGAATTTAAAGGCTAATGTAGCAGACATAGCAATGCAACTTACATGGTTGCTAGGGATACTAGTACTCAAAGGATTACTATGGGATGATGATGATAAGCCAGATGATACAGAGAGAATAGCACATAACATAGCCGTCAACAAGTTGATGCAGTTAAGCACACAGGCAGCAGCATATACCTCTCTGTCTGGTATTTACAACTCTACGATAGGTAGTATAGGACTTGTGAAGTTCTATGATGATTGTACTAAGGAGATAACGGCTACTGAGAAGATATTTCAGGGTGATGATGTGATAACGACAGGAAAGAATGCAGGAGAAAGCAGAGTATGGAATGGTGCTAAGAGGTTACTACTACCTGGTATCTTTAAGGATAGGTTAGGAGGATTTGCTCAAGATGCAGCAAAGGTATACACAGAGAGTCCTTTCCAACCTTACTTTAGGGGTGAGGCATACAAGGATGAGAAAAGAAATAAGGGTTTAAGAGCAGAGAGAAGAAAGGAATTAGAAGATGATCCAGGAATAAAGGCAATAGAAGACGATCATGAAAGGGATAAGGAAATTAAGAAGACACTGGACTATGAGCTACCTTCACCTACTCGTCTAAAGAAGATGGGTTACACTCGCGACCAGTACGAACAGCAAGTCTTACCAAATGAGGATTAGCAAGAGCAGCAGTACAGTAGTCTATATTCCTATTAATCATTGCTACTGCATTTAAAGCCTTCCTTGCATAGTCTTTCTCTGGTTCATATCTCTTGTTATATGTGTACCCTGCCTCAACCAGCTTCTCTATGAATAGTCTTGTATGTGAGCATACATGCATAGCATTAGCATACGCATAGTTATTCATTATACCCTCAAAATGTTCCATGATATTATCTATGGGCTTCTCATACTTCCTAAACCATTCCTTAACTATATACTTAAACTGTCCATCCTCTAATGGCATCACCTCTATGATCTCAGGGTAGCCTTTATACCCAGGACTATCATGTAGCCTTCTCCTCAACAGTAACTGTCTCTCCTTTATAGGTACAGTCTCATTTACTGGCTTCTCAAAGTACATGTTGCCCCTCATATCCTCACCCCATCTACTTTCTACTGCTGCCATAGCCATTATAGCCATGTAAGATACACTATACCCTTTAGTTTTGAGTTTACCCTCAGCTTCCTGGGCTATAGGATACATAGTCATTATAAACTCTCTCTTATCCTTGGGTTCCTTAAAGTGATTCTTAGTTGTGTAACTCATATATTAATTGCTTTTATCTTTTATCATATTAGCTGCCATCTATCTTGCCATCATCAGTAGGTAGTATGTTTCTTTATCATTATCATACACACCTTGTAACTCTTCAGTAGTCATCTTCCTTAACTGCCAATCATCTGTGACTACATTAATAGCTCCACAATAGAAGCATACTGCTAGGTTACCTGGAGATAGTGTATTCCTACCATTCTGTTCACCTACACTAGTAAGACAGTCCTGCTTCTGTTTACAAGTAGGACATATCATGTCGTGATCTAGTCTAATTATTTGTTTATGCATATAGTTGTTATTTAATGTTGTATCCTTTAGTTAATTCATGCATCTTCTTGAGACATATTTCTCTTGTCTCTTTAAGTGCACCTTCTAATAGCTCTATCTTCTTCTTATAGTAATTTCTCATACTAAATATTATATAAGTAAGAGATGCTATTGCTGTCAATAGGGTAAAAATTATCACCCTCATAAATTCCTCCTTTTTTACTTACACCCCCCACCCCCTTTTTATACCTGCTGCAATTTTTCATTTAAAGGTCAAGTGCTGCTTGCTATAAAATAGGGGGTTTGTAGTAACATATTATAAAATTCAATATCTGTTTTCTACGTACTTTCTTCTCCTTTCTCTTTATTATAGTTATAGTTGTTAAGACAAATGCAGAGATACTCCATTATCTTGTTATTTTCCTTTATCCACTCTTCATGCCCTTTTTCAGGCATCATTTCTATCTCTTCTTCTGAAGGCATCATAGATTCTAGCCTTTTTTCATAGTATCCCTTTTCTATCTCCCAACCTATACCAGTAGCTACTCCTGATATGTAGATTACCTTGTACTTTTTCATGGTTTTTTCTTGTTTTGTGTTACAAATTGTTTAAATCGTGTCCATAATTCTAGGTTTTCCTTGTTCTTACTAAAGGATGCTGTAAATTCCTTCCTATACTCTGCTGGTTCTCCAGCTCTTTTAGCTAGTGTCTCCTCCCTTAAGTCTTTACCACTTATACCCATCTCCAATCCATACTTATAGAACAAATACTTAGTAATCTTCTTATCTCCTCTCACTATCTTCTTAGTTAGACTACCACCTGTAAATTCCTTTACTAGTCTCCTCAATTCCCATAATCTAGCCCTTCTTTTCTCTAATCTCTTAATGGCTCTTTTCCAGATCTTTATTTTTCTAGTTAATGTCCTTGTTCTAAGGTAATACTCTGTTTTTAGTATGTTCTTCCTTTTAGTATAGATATGGATATGGGTTATGTAGACTCTTTTGAGGTCAGCTAGGCTCCTCCCCTTCCTTCTTATCATTCTCCCTCCTTATTGGGTCCATACCCACTTTATAATCGAAAAGGCATCTCCATTCCTCACCTGTATCTGCCATAAACACATGTTTACAGCTCATTCTAGGACATTCATACAAGGTTACTGTTCCTATCTGATGTACATTCACAGCACTGAACTTAACCTTGTTTTCCTCACTATATCCAAGAGTACCTGCTATCTTTTTCATTGCTCCAGGTGTAGCATGTTCAAATACTGACATTTTGTTGAGATTCTGGAGTGCATCTCCATCATCCCAATTCCGCCCACAATTAGGGCATGTTCCTAATCTATTTATCATTGTTTTCCTCCTTTTTTATTAATTCTAACTGTCCTTCGTCAAACCATGCTAACTTCCCTGTAGGTTTACTTAGGCTGTAGGTTGGTATATTCTGTACCATAGATACTTGGTTAACTATACCTAGCTTTCCTACCTCACTAGGAGATATGTCAATACATCTCCATATATCTCCCTCGCTTACTATAGGGTAATTATCACTCTTCTCCCAGTCTTTAGGCTCCCATATAAGATGCCCATACTTAACTACTTTTACTGCATCTCCTATCTTAAATTTAGGTACTACTTGTTGTTCTTCCATAGTTATATTTTTTGTAGTTGTTCTTCATTATATGGACCATACTTATTGCCTATTCCACTTACATAGTATTTAGGGAAGTTCTTACCTATTATCATATCTACCACTCCCTCCTGACCTACTAGCCCAGGCTTTATATCTCTAGGTTCTAATGCGCCTTCATCATTAGGTTCTAGTTCCATTTGTCCATATAGAACTATCTTAACTTTATCACCTACTTTCAGGGTTGTGTTCATTGTTTCCATAACTGTTTATTCTTAATAGTTTATAATACTTACCTAATACTGACTTCTTAATGATAGCTTTAGAGTGTAACCTTACTATCCTAGATACCTTTCTACCTATATAGAGCCTGACATATCCACTATAGTTCTCTACTTTCTCTAGGTACATATCATATCCATATACTCCAGTGTATACTTTTAATCTTTTTTCTGTAGGTCTATTGAATATATCATTAAGTGCTTCCTCCACTATGGTCTTAGTCAGTTCCATTTGTAATTTGTTTAGTTACTTCTTTATAATCAGTATCATATACATTCTCAAGATCATCCATACTCCCTTTACAGGTCTCAAAATGCCTTATTACATTAAGTATACCCCTCTCTACTAGCTTACCACACTTCTTACAAAGAAAACATGATGCCCATATCTCCTTCTTTGTAGTTTTTGAGGTTATAGTAGGTTCACCTAATCTTTCTTTAGGTATTCCTATGATCTGCTTTATCTCATCTTGCATGGCTGCTAATGTATCTAAGTACTCAAGTATTCTAGGACTTAATTTTGAGTCTATCTCTTCCATAGTTTACTTTTTAGTTCTGCATCTGGATAACCCTCACCTAACATCTTTAGTGCTTTACCTGCTGATTTAAAATTAGGTTCAGGGTATCCTAATTCCTTCAAGAACCTGATAATGTCTTTTTCTCTATACACTATTTCATCCTTCTTGCACAGCTCCCCATGTGTGTGTATCTTCATTAGCATTAGAGCTAATTGGTGTCCTGTTTTTTCCATAGCTTTAATACTCCCATCCTTTGTGTTTAATGTTAGGTACTATACCTATAGGTACTCTACGTATCTTCCTATTACGTTGATTCTTTAGCCATTTCCTTGAGTAAGACCTTCTTCCTAAAAATCTTTCAAGGTGTTCTATCTTCTGTAAACATAAGCTCATATTAACCTCCTTACTTTTTAGTTATTGCTACTCCATCAGCACTATACACTAGTATGTACTTGTTACTATCTACTGTTAACTCATAGACACTAATCAGTGGTGCAGCTACTATCTTCTTCATGTCTACCCCATCTACTGCTGTAGCTCTATCTAACTGAGTATGTCCATGACTATTTAGATAGTATAATGCCCCTGCTACTATCATTGATAGAGTTATAATTGCTATTACTATTTCCAGATTACGTTTCATCTAATAGATTTTCAATGTGATTACTGTTGTAGAAAGGACTATTGATGTAGAACTGTATTAGTAGCTCCTTTGGTAAGTCCTCTGCTTTCTCTATTACTACCCCTGGCTCCAGACTCAAAGCTAAAGTACCATCATTAGCCTGTATCCTAGTGTTTACTCCTCTGAATGTATGTGATTCCTCCTTTATCACAGAAAAGAGTTGGGTATTTTCTACCCACTCTTTAAATTGTTTAGCTTGGCTCTCTGTTAGTTGTATTTGATTCATTGGTGTCCTCCTTTGTACTCTATCTACTTTCTTTAATAGATTTCTTTAATTCTTCTGGTAAGTTATCAAAGTTGTGCAGTTTAAAAGTATTACCTCCTACATGCTCAAACCAGTAAGGTATATAGTACCATTTAGGCGTACTATCTTCAAACATAATATGAGAGCAATCTGCTAAGAACTTCTTCTGCTCATCTGTAACTTTCATTGTAATACCATTATTCGGTATCATGCTAATTTCCATTTTTATCCTCCTTTTTTATTATTAGTTTAAGTAATTCTATCTGGTCTTTGGTTAACTCTATCTTCTTGCTGAACCTTCTTTGAGGATGACCATAAAGATAGTTCTTAAGATAGTCTCCCAATGTTATCAGACCTACCCCTATAATACCATTACCATCTATACTAGCATCTATAACTTTTTCAATAGTCAAATTCCTTCTTATCATTAGATCTAGTACTTCCTCTTGTGTTATAGGAGTCTCTATCTTCTGTGCTGGTGGAGTAGCTCTCCTATAACCTATCTTATCACCTTTCTTAATCTTTGCCATTACTACCTTTTTTTTGATTTGACATAGAGCTTAGAATAAATTGTTGTACAGCTATCTCTAAGTCCTTCTTTAATGCAGCTTTCTTACTCTTTAACTCACTAACATTAATTGTAAGCTTAATCCACATATCATCTGACTTAGCTTGGCTCCTTATCCACTTAGCTTCAGTAATATCCCTCTGTACCTGCTGTATTTCATTAGCTATCTTTACTATGTGATTTGACATTGTTTCCTCCTATTTTCTTTTTCTAATTGATAATCCTACAAAATAGCCCAGTGTAAAACCAACTAAAATAGCTACTATACCAATCCAATCTATAGTCATACTATCCTCCTTTTAATTTGTGTTGAACTAACCCATCTTTTCTCTGATGCTGAGGTCTTTCCTGCTATCAGTACTTCAAATTCTACCCTTGGATTACTAATGTACTGTATCATCCTTATATCTTCTATGATATAAAGACCAGGACTACTCTCTAGTTCAATAGTATCTCCTGGTTCATAGGGTAGGAAACCCTTTGCTACTTGCATTTTCATCTTCCTTATTTCCTCCTTTGTTTTGTCGTTTAAATATTGACCAATAATAGAACACTATAGCTAGTACCGCTATAGCTAGATTAGACCATATCCATACTTCGAGTATCAGTAGCATCATTAGCCTCCTTCTTTTCCCAGTTATCTAATACTAGCTTTAATATATCAGCTGCTTCCAGAAGATATCCCTTCTCTATCTCCGTAAGAGAAGAGAAGTCACTACGTGGCATATTTCTTGCTTGTGCATATAGACCACTTATCTTAAACTTAGTCCAGTTTCTTTTATGTGCTTCTTGTTGTTTATCTGTCATACTCACTATTTTAGTGGTTAAAAAGGGCAGGCTCGTTTGCCCTAACATCTCCTGCCCAGTACAAGAACGAATTTAAACTGTACTGACTTGTGGTGGTAAGTTCTGTATAACTTCTTTCAGGTTATCTGGTAGTACTGCTAACTCATCTTCCCTCAATGACATAATACCATCATCAGGAGCTACTCCAAAGAATACTTCCCATTCTCCTACCGATGTATCATCAAGAAAAGACTTCTTTAGCCTACCCTGAATAGCCCTACATGAATAATTTACCTGTGTGCCAGCCATACAGGTATGTGTCTTTACATCAAGTACTTCTACGGCTGAAATGTGTCCTGTTGTATCCCTACTATATTTATGTTTGAGTAGGTCACCAATGTTGAACTTTGTTTCTACTGTCATGTTGTGTCTCCTTTTTGTTTTAAATTTCTGTCTATTTCTTCTAATAGCTTATCTCCCTTTTCCTCTGTGTGTATATCCACATAGCTGTCTACGAACTCTACAAAAGCTTCTCCTCCTTTATCTCCATATATCTTTAAAGCCTGTGAGAATAGACTCGCATAAAGTATATGTCTATACTTAAAGAATAAGTCTATCTTATGATTAATTTCATCACTCCTTTGCTCTTGCTCTGCTATCCCCTCTGGAGTATTATGCTCATGTGCCATAGTACCCATTATTCCTTTAAACATAGGATGTGACTCATGCATAGTATACATACCTACTGTAGCAAATAGGTGTCCATCTACCCTAAAGTAGAGCCTATCATCTTTATATTCTACATTAGTAATGACAGACTCTGGTTTTAGTACACTTTGTAGCTCTAGCCATTCCCTCCTCATGTTTTTGGTTTTAAATGGTGATTAAATACTTCGCTTTCTTCTGTTGGTGGAAAGTCTAACTCTCCTGTCATATCTTCTGCCTTTAAGGTAGTACCATAGAACTCATTCAACTGCTTGGCAAATTTGATCTTATACCTATTATCTTTTACTAGTATCCGTCTATAGATTGGATGTACATTAAAATAGTTGTCAATGTCCTCCTGACTGTACATCTTACTATAGCTACCCATCTTAAAGGTCTCAAAAGCCTTGAAGTACTTGACTGGCAGTTTAACTATTATCATGTGTAGAGTCGTCTTCTGTATGTTACCGTATACATAATCGTTATCATAACTGTCATGGTTCCTGATGAAATCCAGAAAGGCTGTAAAATAGGTTGTAGCGATGTCGCTGTCCAGTAATATGAATATGTGCTTCTCATGCTTATACCCCCTGTTTGATACTATGATATCTCCTATACCTACTGCTACCTTATATGCATTGTTCAGTCTCTTAGTGAACTCATGCCCATAGGATTTAAGGCATGGTAATAAATACTTCCTAGTCTTGTTGGGAAATATACCCCAGTCCCTCTGGTTAGTGACTTTATCTAAGAATATATCTCCCACTTGTATTTTCATAGTCAGCTTGTTTATTAGATTGGTAAATCTGTTTTAAACTCTCCATCTACCCATACTATACCTCTCTTCTCTTCTAATAGCTTCTCCACACTAAAATCATAAGCCTTATAGGTAGCATATTTCTGTAAGGCAGCATACCATCCATCCACCTCATCATCACCATTAACTCCTCTTAGCATTGCTTCCATCTTCATAGGGAATATTAAAGGTATACCTGCACTACTAGTACTTTCTACTATGAAAGCAAACTGATCTATATGATAGTCTCTAACATCCTTTCCTACTATCTTACAGATGGTCTCTAAACACTGCTTTATTCCCCTTGTATAGAAAGCTGCTTGAACATCTCCTCTTCTCTTCTCTATTACAGTATTAAACTTAGTTACCGGCTGTCCAGTAGTCTTAACATCCATTGGAGTTATCTTCTTTAGCTTATGACTGATTCTTGTAGTATCTAGCATACACTTACAGAATACTGTAGCCTGAACTACTTCCTTACCTACCATTATGGTTACTTCCTCTTCCCATTCCAGTATAAGCTGATAGATAATATCTGTCTCACTTGTACCATTGTAATTAGCAGGATCAAATAACCCTTTAGTAAACTTATGTGTAAGTAAGCTATTAGCTACTGCTCTTGATACCTCATACTGTACCTGTGAAAGAACCTGTTTACCACTCGACTTTAATAAGTCTTGCCAATAGCTCTCACAAGTACCATCTGCTAACAGCATCTTATCAGCTCTGGTATCTTCCATCCAACTCCTTTCATCAACCTCACCCTTCTTGAGCTTCTCACTTGGTACCTTGAGATTCATATAATATCCTACAGTTCCATCAGCACTCACTATAGTATTCATAGCATCATACAATTCCTTCCTAAATGAACCTAACCTATCTCCTGGTACTACCTGATGGTATGGAAGATCTATCGAAGGCTCTCCTTTGACTACCAACTTGTCATAGATCTTCCTGACGACAAGTATTGCCTTATCTGAGGGCTTCTTAGCTAATCCCTCATAATAATATCTCTCCTTAAATACTTCCTCTCCTTCAGTGATAAGACAATCTACTGCCTTACCAATAATGAAGTGTTCGGCATCTTCAGCATAGAACTCCTCTTCTTTCTTGAGTTCTTCCTGCTTGTTAATATAAGCCTGCATTCCACTAAATAATATAGCCTTGATTGCAGACTGATTCATTGCGGTACTTTGGTAGTACTCGTCTATCTGTTCTTTTGGTGTGCGGTATATCATAGTACTTTGTTTTATTCGATTATTAGGGGGGGTTGATAGGCTTTACTTCGGTGACCTACAATGGTAGCATACGATTCTCATTTATCCAGTCTATCATTTTTTGTGCCTCTCTTAATATCCCATCTACAGTATCACAATTACGTGTCTTACTTACTATCTGTATTATCTTCCATCTAAAGTCAGCTCCTCCTACTTCTACTTTCAGAGGAGTCTTATGAAATTCTTCTAGCATCTTATCAAGAGCATCCATAGCTTTAAGTTGTTATGTTTAATGTATCTAACATTTGCAGTAATCTGTTTCTCCTTTTTATTGCTTCCTCTTTTAACCTCTCTACTGTTGATGTCATTAATACTACCTGATTGTTATATGTATCAATCTTATCTTGTAACCTTTGATTCTCTATCCTAAGACGTGTTGCTTCTACTTGTTGTTCCTTTAACTTGTTACGCATATTTTGAAGCGTAAATATAGCAGCTATAATGCTTACTGAATATAAGCATAATACTATTATTTGTCCTATTGTCATAATTAACCTCCTTCTTTAATACTGTTTAATCTTGCGAACTCTCCAAAAAATTCCTTAGCCTTATCATTGTAAGCTATTGCTGCATCCTCCTCACTAGTGAATCTTCCTAAATTATAATTCTTGCCTTTATGCCTTACTTGAGCCTTCCATTTACTGTTTATGGTATCCCAACTTACACCCTTATACATAGAACTACCATCAGAATGTTTACTTGTATTAGCGTTATTTTGTAAGATTGTAGCTATTCTAAGATTTTCCCTTCTATTATCCAATCCATCACAGTTTTTATGGTCTACTCTTATAGTGGGTTCTAGTAGTAGTCTTAATATCTGCCTATGCATCTTAACAATAGTAGGGTATCTGTTGGCTCTTTCTTCTTTAGTTGATCTTCTATGGGCATATAGCAAATTTGAGTTTGGATTACATATACACCATCTATACTTAGATAGCTCCTCATAGTCTTCATCATCTACTAGTATGCCTATCCTGTCTCTGTTTTTTATTGCTATTATCTCTTTCATACTACATAGTTTATAGATAATCAAAAATAGGCGGAGTCTTTAGTACTTTAATTATAGTACCAGGTTCTAACCTATTAATACGTGGTTTTCCAAAACAGGGGATGAACTCATATATACAGTCATCATTTAGCCAACCTTGCTTGACCATCTCATCAGCTATAGTTTCTGTGGGAGCTGTAATATCCCAGTAGTTGTCTATGTTTCTGATGAATGTAAAATGGATAAAGTATGGTCTTGGTAAGTCCTTTACTGCTTCTCTAAAAGAGTCTCTATGCTCAGCCCATGCCATCATACTAGCCCTCTGCCATTTCTTAATGGATGGTGAGGAAACTAAGTTCCTCCCAGTCCATACTTTACCATTCTTTAGAGAGGGTACATTCCCTGGTATAAACCATTGTCTCATATGATATGTTTTCTGTTACGTACAGTTATTTGTTCTTCTGCTGGTTTCTCATTAAGTTTCTCCATCTTCTGATGTATATCTGCTAACTTCCTACTTAGTCCATCTTTACTGTAAGATGCTAACGAATAGGGTAACTTCAAGTACCTAGTTACTACTCCAAAATCACATACCTCATATATAGGCTTCTTACAGTTGTGCAACTGTTCCTTTACATATCTAGTTATTGCATTGACATGCATTATTCTATTAAGTAGTAGGCTATAGTCATAGGTCATTTCTCCTATTCTAAACTCAAATGTCTTTAGACCATTGAATTTGAGCCAACAATTAGTAGTTCCTACAGTCCTATGATTATAGCTTCTTGTATATCCCCAGTTTTCTAATTCACTTAGTATATAGCTTTTCTCTCTTAAAGCCTCAACACATACCTGCTCAAAGCTAACATCAGTACAGTCTACATGATAATGTATTCCTGAACCCATATTCAGCTTGCAATTAACTCTTAACTGTCTAGATATAAGATATAAACATATGATTCCTCTTATTCCATTTGGTATTCTAAATCTCTGTTCATAGGCATCACATTGTACATCCATGATAAAAGGTATGCTAGTGAAGTTCTTTACATCATACATATCACTTAGATGAGACTCTATCTCGAAACCAGTTGAATAGGGTATTAATCCATTGAGTAGGTCAAGTACCTCTCTTCTTTTTACTGTGGCTATAAGCAGGGGATTCTCTAAGAACCCCTCTGCTTCTTTGTTAATCTCCATGGGCTTACATTTTAATGTTCTCCAGGTCTGCTGTAACCACTACTAACCGGCACTGCTCTTTGTTCCTTTTCTTCCACTCCTTTAAGCTTCTTAAGTAGAGCTTCTACTTCTGCTACTGTAAGATCCTCTGCTTTGATAGCTGCTTCAATATCACTGGCAACCATCTTCCTTTCTTCTGCTGCTTTGGGTTCTTCTTTCTCTTTCTTCTTGGCGAGCTTCTTTAAACCTTTCTCCTGCATTTGGAGCTTGTCTTTCTCTTCTGCTTTCTTGGCAGCCTTAGGCGTTAGGATTTTGATAATCTGTTTCTTGGTAGCTTCGGAGTTCTTTAGATTGTAGGCAGCTACCTTCTGTTTAAGAGTTTCTACAATCGTTTCATCTGTGATAGATGCTGATAGTGTTTCACCATCAATCTTCCCTATGAAGTTCTTCCCTACTTTCTTCAGGGAGATGCTGAATGGCTGTTTCGTAGCAGCCTTCTTCTGTGGCTTCTTGTCCATCTTGTGTTGTTTTAATTTGTGATTTATTAAACTGTCCAATATTCCTAGTAATGCGGATAGTCCTTCTTTTCCTTTCATATGCTAGTCTTTTAGATGTTTTCAAATAATACTGATTAAGGAGCCTTATTCCTGACTCCTTTACAAGCCTTAGTATGAGTAACCAATCATCACTGTTCTCTATCCCAGGATACTGATGTAGTATTGGTATCTTGATATTATACTTTTCTTTGAAAGCTTCAACATCATCCATTAGTCTTGGTATCTTTGGTATCTTATCCATCCTCTCTTTGCTCATCCATTCATTCAATCTTCTAAAGTTAAGTTTGCCATACCATTTATCTTTGAGTCTGTCATGATCTTCTTTGTAACCCTTAAGAAACCTAGCCTTAATAGCATCATATACTCCATCTATAGCAATAGTCCTTGTAAATCTAGCTTTGAGATTAATCATAAACTTATGATTGTAGAAGTCAGACCAGTATATGATATTAGGATTCTGATGCTGAATACCTTTAAGAGCACTTTGAGCTACCTGTATTATCATAGGATTACCTACCTTACCATTCCTTCTAGCTCTTTTCTGTTCAGCTCTATTTGTATCATAGTAATATCTAATAGACCAACTCAACTTTATCAACTCTTCTTTGTCCTCTCTATAACCAAAGATAATAAACTCCTTTGACTTTAACAATTTTAACTTCTTAATATCCTTACCAAATCCCGCACCTATATCTCTTACAAAGATCTGCTCATTAATCATCCTCTGATAGCTTGCTGTCCTTTCATACTCTCTCCTCTTATACTCTGATACCCACTCTTTACTAGGCTTATAGCTTTCATAAGTACCCATTGATTTAAGCTTTACTTGCCTATCTATCTCTTTGATATACTGATATGCTATCCTAGCCTTATTATCTGAACCTTTTCCTTCTGTAAATCTTCCTGTCCTCAATCCTAGCATCCTAAATATATCCCCCTTCAACTCAAAAGAAAACTTATCTGCCTTCTTGTCTCTACTAACCAAGTATATAGTAGCACTATAAGGATACCTTTCATTGATATACTGGTTAGTATACTGTGATAGATGACTAATGTCCTCTACTACCATGAAATTACCTCTAATAAAATCCTCTTCACTAAACTGTATTACATTCTTAGCCTTAGTATTCCTTATTGCTCCATATGATAACATACCTACTATCTTCCACATGAAGAATAGATTCTCTGGATACTTTATTGGTAAATCTGCTAATGGGGCATATTTCACACTCTTAGAAAATGCACTACCAGACCATAGATGTAACTGATGTCCTTTACTCTCATCAAATGCTATCTTTATAGTCTGAGTCTTATTTCTAAGAAAATGATTTATGTTATCTATTATAGGATTCTGTAGGTCAAACTTCTCTTCTAACTCCTGCCTTAATAAGCCTATCCTTTCTTGTATCTTTTTAACATCTTCCTCTGTGTATCTCAAAGACTCTCTACTTGGAGTTACCTTAAGCTCACCTACCTCAAACTTTACTGCTATTGGTATACTAAGCATCTCAGTAGGTATCTTTACAAACTTAGGATCTATGGTATACTTAACATTGCCTAAAGACACATGAATGTTGTTGTTGTACTGGTCTATATCAGACCTAAACTTAAAGTACTTTCCTTCATATATGTCATAGTCATTATTAATACTACATCCAGAAAAGTACACATCATCGAAGTATGTTAACTGCTTTCTTAGCTCGTCCTTAAACTTGCTTATATCACTAGTATAGTTAATAATATTACCATCTTTAAACGTGTCCTTAATCTGTATCCTTATTATAGTACCATTATGCTCTTCTGTTGGCTCTCCTATTGGATATCTCTCATCATTAACATAATCATAGCCTTTGAGAGACTCTAGAGTAGGCTTTGTTTCTCCTTTATGATATAGATACTCATACTTCATACCGTCAAATACAGTATCAATGTAGAAGTAATCCTGATATGCAAGTGGAGTCTTGCTACCTAATCCAAATCCTCCTATCTGTTTATTATCTCCTCTCTTAGTAGAACTGAAATAGTTCATATAGATGTTCAGCATCCTCTCTGGAGATATACCTACACCCTTATCAATGAACTCTATAAACCATCCTTCATCTGGCTTACTGAACATCTTTACTATCACTGGGTCTGTGACACCTGCCTCTACATGTGAATCATGGCAGTTGCTTGTGATCTCCCTTATTAGAGAACCTATAGGATTAGAATAGAGCTGTGTAGAAACAAACTCAAAGACAAAGGGCATACTGTCCTCTGCTATGCCTGCTTCTATGCCCTCTTCTGTATCTCCTATGTTCTCTATATCTAATGTCTTTAGTTTCTCTAGTATCATTTGTCCTCCTTCTTGTAATTATTGAATACATAAGTTAGTGCTACTACCAAATCAGTCTTTGGAAAGTCTCTTTCGTATCTCTTCTCTATCTCCCTAGCCATCTTAATTCTACCAGTACGCATACACTTACAGTATACTCTTAGTGCCTTTACACCTATTCTATGTCTTTCTACTGTATCTGCATACTCCATCATCTCTACTAGTAGGCTTGTGTCTATTATCTTTCCTCTGTTTTCTGCTTGACTGAGCCACTCTCTAATAGCCTTTTCAAATGCATTCATTACCACTCAATTTTAGATTGTTTTTTAAATCCTAGTATGTCGTTGGCTATATTGAAGTGATTGCAGCCTGTGAATTTATACTCACTTCCTGGTCTTGTCTCAGCAGCAGGATGATTGGCTTCAAGGATATAGTTATACTCTAGTCCTTTGTAGTCTCTGTTCCATTTGTAATAAGCATTGATATAACCTATAAATCCCTTAGCCTTACCACCCCACATCATCCATATAGGCTTTGGTCCTATAGATATAGACTTCACTACAATCCTTGTAAAGAATCTCCACATATCTGCATGTGAATTAGCCTCTCCTGCCTTTACAGTTAAGGCAGCATTTAGGAGGAATACTCCCTGGTCTGCCCAATGCTGTAACGTTCTCCAGTTATAATCTGGATACTTCTCCCTAAAATTTGTAATATACTTATTGAGATCTGCATTGTCCATTCCTTTGAATACTTCCTTCTTAATTATCTTTAGGGATGGTGGCTCGGCTATCTCCTTATTGACTGCAAATGAAAACCCATTAGCCTGACCATGATTACTATACGGGTCTTGCCCTAATATTACTACTTTAATATCCTCCATAGGCATAGAGAATGCTCTAAAGACATTATTAGCCTCTGGATAATACCTTATGAATGGTAGTACCTTAGTCTTTAGTAGCTCCATCTTTGGGTCTACAAATGCAGACTCTAGGCTATCATACCAAGACGAGTGTATCGCTTTTGGAAACTTCACTGTTGTTATCATTGTTACCTCCTTGTTTACGTAATTGAACTAATGGTATTGTAGTTGTCATACACTTACAATGCTTACACCAGACTGACTGATCGTCATACTCTACAGTCTGGTCTGTCTTACCTGTGTTTATACCTACCCACTCAAGCATAAATACTTCATCAGTAAGGCACTTAGTACATACTACCCAATTCTTGAACTCTGATAGTAGATGCCATCCATCAGGTGTGAGTACATGGAAAGTACCTGTATTATCAATCCCAAAATCACCTTCTTCCTGCTCGACTTCAGGTAGTACTTTATCCCACTTATCGAGGAGTTCTTTAAACTCCTCTTCTGTTAGTAATTTCTTCTCAGAGAAAGGTACAGGTATCATACTTATTACTGCTACCACACCTTCTCTAATCTTACTAAGGTCTGCTGCTCTAGCTATTGAAGCTATCATTTGTATTGGTCTCATTTCGATATTCATATCTCTAACTGATTTAAAAGTTTTAAAGTATCTTGTCTTCCCTCTTTTGGTAAGAAATCTCCTAAGTCTTTTAACCTATATTTGATTGGTATGTTTACTATCCTAGCTTTACCCCACTCTATATCGTCTAGCACCTTCATTAACTTGACAGCCAACTTTATCCCCATTTCATCATTATCAAAGAATATCACTATCTCCTTAAACCTAACACATAGGTCTACAAGTATCGCTTTCGAGGGTATTATGTTCTCTGATGGTAGCCATATTGTATTAGGTCTCTCTAGATTACGAAGTATCCTATGATCTTTGTATGCCTTAGCAATTATCAATCTATCTCCACTACTGATATTATTAATATTACCTACATGGTCCACTGTACAGTTAGTAATAAACTTATACTGTGCATTATATGGTTGATATAGCTTTACAGCATTACCAAAGTCTATTGCATAACATATTGTTTGAGGTCTAAATGAAGATACCTTACTTGTCTTATAGTTATGGATTATCACTCTACTGGCTGGTGCTACCCTATCCTCTTTTAGCTGTTCCTCTGTTATACTGCATAGATTCCAAAATCTCTTATCCTTAACTCCGAACTTCCTAGTTTGGTAATATATCTCTGTCCTCTTTACTGGCTCACCAGTGAACTCAAAAGAAATAGGTATTGGGGAATAGTCATTTCCATTCTTAGATAACCCGAATGCATCACATATCATTGTAAGTACTGATTGTAGACTGGCTCCGTGAGTATCCATAGCCAACTTAAAGCATGACCTATGTGTTGGCGTATCTCCAAAGTCTACAAATAACATATCTCCATTGGCTAGCGTATCTATTCTGCATCCTGGCTGTCTGTCCTTTCTTATTGGTGACCTATATCTTCTACCTTCTTCTATCTTCTCTCCTAGTATCCATTCAAATATCTGTTGTTGACTTACTTTCTGTAGAACTTGTTGAGGGGTTAGTTCTACATATTCGTAATATCCATACATTGCTGATTAATTTAAAAAAATAGGGGTAGCACGCTGAAATGCTACCCCCTAAGCCAACCTATTTAACTAAAACAAAAAACTATATTACCATGCTGATGATTCAGGCTCTGCTGTGGGTGTAGCTGTACCTTCTGCTACTGTACCATTACCTGCTGCCTTATTCATAGCCTCTGCTCCAGCTTCATCTGTATCATCTTCAGGAGTTTCCGGCTTAACTTCCTGACCTTCAGCATTAGTTCTCCTTGCAAATGCACTGGACATAAACCATCCACTCCTTGCAAATGGATGCTCAATCTCCTTGCCTTCTGCTGTCATTACTGGATGTTCTTCATCCCCTTCTCCTTCTACCTTAATATACCATAGAGCCTTTGTTACACTCTCTGATGGATCTGCTACTCTCTGTTCTTTCCATGTTCCTTCCTGGTGCTTACATAACCATCTTGCATGTTTCATACTTCTTGGTATTTCAAGATAGGTAATGTTCTTACCTGTACTTGGTTGCCATTGATACTGAAGAAATATGTCCAACTCAACCTTACTGGAATTTGCCGGTAGTAAACTCTTTGCTGCTACTATATACTGCTTAAAGTTAGCAAAAGGTCTTGAGAGTGCAGCCTTGATACCCTCAATATCCTCGCTATAACAATGTAACACATGAGTTATCATTGCTCCTATTGCCTTTATCCCTTCATTATAGCCTTTAACATACTCGGCACTGGCTGTATCTGTGATCTCCTTCCTGTTCTTATCGAATACTTTATTAACAGGATATATACGCAGGTTCCTTTCTGTACCTGCAATGTTAAACTTTAAGTCTAATGCTTCTCCTTCTGAATTATCCTTACCTGCATTTGGATTAAACTCGAACCCTACCAGATAGGTATTGCTGTTGAGTCCAAAATGTAGATTAAATGGTCTTACATCATCTGATGCATAACCATAGCCCATCTTTGCTTCGTCTGCCATAGATTACTAGTTTTAATTGGTTTTTAATGATTGTTGTTTATGTATATACAATAAAAAAGAGTAGTGCTATTAAATATATACTACTCTTCCTTACGAATTAATTCAACTATTCCCAAACTGTTGAAACAGGTTGTGGTTCCGCGTGAGCTGCTTGAGCCTCAACTACACTACCGTTGGTAGCTGGTGCTTCAGACTGATTAACAGCCCCATGTGAGCCTTCTGCTTCAGCATTATCTTTCTTCTCCTTCTTCACAGGAGGTACGTAGGTTGGTATATCATCACCACCCTCGTCAACAATGTTAAAGGCGTTAGATGCCTGTTTGGTAGTCTTTTTACCCTTCAATTTGGGATGGTCAAACAATGCCTTTGTTTGTGGCTGATTTAGACCATAATGATCTCCTATCTGCTTCCTGGTCTTACCTTCCTCCATCATGACGAGTATATCAGGTATGCTTACAGGTACGCTTTCCTTCGGTCCGTAATTTCTTTTTACTTTGGTAGTGCCTTCTGCTACTCCTTTATTTGTTTGTTCTGACATAAAAACTATTTTTTGTGGTTATTGAATAAAAATTTACATTGCAAATATAGCATAATCTATGCCTAATTCCAAATTTTATTGTGAATTTGTTTCACTTTTTTCTTCTATACCCAAACCGAGATAATACTTATCCACTTTGCGGATTACAAACCCCATATCATTTGGGATATAAAGCTCCTCAAAAATGTCATAAGACTTCGCAGTACTGTAAACCCCATCATCATTTGTAACGAACTGTTTAACGGCTCTTTTTTGCACATGGTCGTACTCGCTTTTGCCAACTAAGACAACATCAAATTTACCTTCTGGTGTTATATAATTGTTAACCATAGTACCTGTTGTTTTAAACCTATATCCCTTCCTTCCATCTGCCTTATCATACTCTTCTCCGTGAGCCATCATTATGAAGTTCTTCTCCTTTGGCATCCTTGCTATACCTTCAAATATCTTCCCCATATCATAGCCTATCTTCTTTGGTGCATCCCACCCCGCTGATAGAGCTTTGGACATATAATAATCCTGCATGATATAGTTAGTATCATCTAGTACTATATTATGAATCATCTTAACGGTTGCTAACAGACTTATTGCATGTACTATTAACTTAGGATCATTGGTCATTATCCTTCTATAGTCCTTTAACTCCTTTGCTGTTGTACTGCCTGAAAATGTTGTCATGGTATTGAATATCTTATCGCTTTCAAGACCACCTGGTAGATTCTTTGCAGTTGCGCTTATCAAGTACGTGTTAGTCGGGTCTAACCCTTCTATTTTTAGCTTCTCACTCTTGATAATACTACTGGTCTTACCAAAACCACTCTCTGCTACTACTAATATTGATGCCATTATCTTGGTTTAATTTTAAATGGTTCAAAATAATTGATTTGTCCATGCATGTTCAGCTTCATATGCACAGGACTGTCTACCCACCTCGCATCTGCTACATGTAATGACCTGTAATTAGGATGCTGATTGTTCGTTAGGTCAATACCGAAATGTTTATCTAAGTTATACTTCTCATCATTAGGATTAAACATCGTGAGTAATATATGAGACTCTTCTGCTAGATTACCTGTATCCTTTACATCATCAGCAGTTGGAAATATAGTATCTCCTGCAAACTTTATCCTATCTACATTGCTTACTCCTCTATTACTATGAGCTATGTTTATCATTGTAGCATTATATCCATTCACAAACTCTGTACTATACTCTAACCATTTATCCAGATTATCCTTCATACTAATTCCTTTCTCTCTTATCATCTTCCTATAATGGTCTGTAATTACTACTGTCATTAAGTCTGGATTGTGCTCATTGAATGATACTACAACTTCCTTAGTAATCTCTTTACCCTTTTCATCTTGAGTCTTGAACTTCTCTGTTACCTCTGTACCATGCTGCTTGAAATAATGCTTAATAAAATTCCTTACTCCTGTTGGTGTACTTGATTTCTCTACAAATGTAACCTTTCCTGGTGACTTCAACTGTCCATTCTTATAGTATTCTCCAAATATAGGTATTATCCTATCATTGTAAATACCTCTTAACATCTCCTTATGCTCATCATTCATCTTTACTATGCCTATGGTCTTTCCAAACTTGTCGAAGTGTAACTGTCTACCTGATAGATAATTATGAGACATTTGATACTCTACACCATCATACTCAAACTTAAATATCCCACAGTCTTTGAACATGAATAATGCTGCTATCTTAAACTCCTTGCTTACTCTATCTATCTCATAGCTATTATATATCCAGTGTATGTTCTCCAGATTACCCTTGTCTTTCATGTACATATACGGAGCTACTAGAAAGCAAAAATCTGCAAGAGCTGTCTTTCCTACCTTCTGTGCTGCTGCTAATCCTATGCTTGTCTTCTTCTGTAACCCATTGATTGCTCTGTTTAAATTTGGTAAGCCTGTGGATAATCCCATATTCTTACCTTCCTGACCTGCTTTGAATACCTCTACGAAATTACTCATATAGTGTTTGTTTTAATCTATTACTTTTCCCCTAATATCTGTACCTCCTTTTTGTGTTTTCTTTTTCACCTTTTCACAATACTCTAATAAAGTGCTCTTCTCCATCTTTCCTACTCCATCGAAGATGAACTTATGTGACTTCATTATGTACCCTCTGTCTGTGAACCTAAAATATAAATCCCTTGCAGCAAATATATCTTCTTTTGAGTACTCTGGATACTTGTAAAAGAACTTTTGCATACGTGAGATAGCATCTCTCCAACTACCCTCTCTTTCTATGTTTACTTTGCCAAACCCTTCTACCCAACCTTTTACCCACATGAAATCTCCTTTCTCTGGTATGGTAAAAAGATCTACAGTCCAGGTATTTACACCTAGACCGTAGTCCTTTATAATAATCTTAGTTAGATTTATGGCAGAGATTACTTCCTCCGGTATAACCTTCTCAACATCCAGCCCAAAATACACTCCTAAGAGCATCAATAGACCTGCATCAACATCTATGTTGTGTTCCTTGAGTGTAGCTATTACCATCGGATTGATTTTCATACTACGATTTGTTTCTTTAAACTAATAAGATTGTTTACAGCCTTCCTTAATTCCTTTTGAACACCTGTACCTTTGAGGCAAGCTTCAATCACCTTTAAGTTCTTGTCAAATGCCTCTACAAATTTCTCTTCGTTTACATCTAAGTCAACTTCCTCATCTCCGATGACTATCCCATCTTGACAGTCATCGGCTTCTTTAAATGCTTCTTGTAAATCATCAAATACCTTTATTGCACCAGCCTCTGTGGTACATATCGCAGCATGTTCCCATCCTCCATGCTTTTCAATCACAATAAATGACAACTTTTACCTCCTTTTTATTTTAATTGTTAATTAATTACCATCCTGCTGACTCTGCCACTACTTCTTCCTGATCTTGTAACAACTTAGCCTTCCCTTCCATTACATCCTGGTACCTGATATATCTTATCCTCTTGAGATTAAGACCTCTTATAGCCCTATTAGCCCATTCCAAATCTACAGTATCTTCATATGCTAGTACTACAATCTCACCTGTATGACCTCTATAATACCGCAATATCCTACCTATCCTTTGAATGAAATGCAACTTCTTACTGTTAAGCTGCACTATAAAGGCTATGTCAATCTTTCCCAAATTCACGCCCTCATTAAGAGCTTCTACACATGACATCTGTCCTCTATCCTTTTCTACCCATTCAGCTATATCCACACTACCATTATATCCTGACATGATAAACTCATACTCTGCTACCTTCTCTGGATTGGTCTTATCTTTTGGCAGTATTGTAGGCTTTGAGAAGAACCTCTTACCACAAGTCTCTATAGCCTGCCTCTTATTAGCACAGAATATAAGAGTCTTTAAATGTTCAGGAACCTTAGCCGTCAACATGTTTATTGCTGCTCTGGTCTTAGACTTAGCCTTATAGATAAACTGCATCCTCTGTATCCTGGCAAATGGCTTATTACTTGTCTGTGTTACCCTTGTAAGATATAGATACTTACTAAGCTCTGTCTGATAGAAATAAGCTCCTGCCTTACCACTCTTAATATACTTTTCAGTATCATTGAGAGGCAATGTCACGATAGTGATATTATAAGGAGATGCAATACCCATCATTACAGCTTGATCTAAATCTAGAGTATATACTGTCTTTATTCCTAAAGACCTTAATAGGTCTCTCTTCTCATAGTTTTCAGGCTCTGTTGCAGTTAATACCAGTATATCATGTACAGGATTCTTATGAAAGTACTCCATATGTGTAGGAGTAATATTATGAGCTTCATCCAGTATTGTAAGAGCCGGATTAGTACCTACTAGATTGTTGATACTGTCATAGCACTCTGCTGCCATATAGCTCCATGCTTCTTCTTTATTCCATTGCCTAAACTCATCTCTCCAGCCTATATCTCTTAGCCTAATAGTAGGCACAATGATATTTACTTTTGATTCTACTGAATAGCCTGTTGCTATATCAATACCAATCTTAGTCTTACCAACTCCTGTAGCAATATATACTGCTCCTTTTCTTCCTGCTAATACCCATGCTTCTATTGCTTCCTGTTGAATCTTATTCTTAATCCTACTGGTTATAGTCAATTCTTCTTCATCCGTAGTTAGGTCATAGAGTTCTTCTCTGATCTTTCCTATCTTCTCCGTATGATATTTGATTGTCTCCCTTCCTTGTAGTATTATAGATAGTTCCAACAGCAGCTTTTCTTTACTGCTCTTCATCCTGACCTCCTTCTGTTAATTGCTCTGGTTCATCTGCCTTCCATTCTTCAATCTTTCCTTCATAGATTGAATCATCAGGATTTAACTTGTAAGTAATACCGTTGGCTGCTGCATCTTCTTCAATGCTGCCTAGCAGTTGGTCCAATATCTGCTTATATGTATTACCTATGGCTACAATTTGTTCGCCTTCCTCTGTGACCTTTGTTAATGTAATCATTATTTCTCCTTTTATTTTATATGTTATTCTTACTCGTTAATTAGGGGGGGTTGATAGGATTAGCCTTCGGACTCCACAGGCTGTAACTCCTCTTTAGCTTTAATGAGTTTTATAAGTAGTCCGTTAGCTAAAGAAACATCATTACGATATTTATCTCTTGTATCTTCAAAACCAGACTTCATTTTAAGATACTGTTCATCATCAGCTAATTTATCTTTTCCTACCATCCTTTCAAGACCTCCTATTATGAAGTCTAACATATGAGCTTTCTCATCCATCTCTGATGTAGCTCTTTTAAATATTCCGATAATCCTGATTAAGAACTCTGTTTCTTGTTCATTTAGTTCCATTGTTTTCTCCTTATTTTTATTTTGTTATTTAAAATTACCTAACCAAAGGTAGTTCCCTCCCATCTGGAAGCAGTATTAGTAGGAATTACCTGAAATTCATCAGAACCAAACTACCTTGTACGGTTAGGTTTTGCATAATGAATCTACCTGTAGAAACAGGTGGACTCCACCCGAAACTCTAAAACAACTAAAAAGATTTACTTATCTCTGTGGTCTACATACGTAAACATACTAATAAGTCTTTCTGCCTCAAAGTCTGGTATCCATACAAGTCCACCAAACTTAGTTAAGAAATACTTACCATCCTCTGTATAGTACAGTAGGGTTAAACCTTCAGTTGTTAGTACAATGTACTGTTTCTTGACTCACATAGGTGTATATTTATTGATTAATAATCTCCTGTTGCTCCTCCGCCTCCAGAGCTACCACCACCAAAGTCATCAAAGCCACCACTACTACTGCCTCCACTATCAAAGCCACCAAAGTTACCACTATCACCACTATCATTTATAGCACTGTTCCAGATAGTAGTATCATTCCTTCTTCTTTCTTCCTCTTCGTCATCTTCTCTCTGCCTTCTCCTACGATCTTCTTCCTCCTGTTCTGCCTTCTTCATCCTGTCCTCTTCTTCCCTCCTTCGGTTAGCAAGTACCATATCACTGTACTTCTCAAAGAAAAACTTCTCATGTACAAGTAATTTATCATACTCACTTGGGAGTATCTTTTCACTAATGTGATAGTGCTTGTTGGTAGCCACTGATTTAAAAGGTGACACACAAACATAATGTTCATCCATAGTTACCTCCTTGTTTTAATGTATTTCTGCATAATTGTTTCCGAAAGCGATACTGATAGCCAATGGTACATTGAGTTTAAGAGCAGCATTAGTCTTATTTATTGCTGTATTGAGTGCTGCGGTTACTGTCTCTCTACCTCCTGCTACTTTCCTTATAGGGAATATAACCTCATCATGAAATTGCCCACATAGCTTAGCTCCACTCTGCCTTACATATCTAACCCATGTATCAAAGCAATAAACTCCTGTACTTTGATTGAGTGTTGAAAACTTATCTTTCTCCTCTCTTAAACTGAGCCAAAATTGACTGACGGGATTGTATAGCCACTTCTGCCCCATTACTGTCTTTACTTTACAACCATTAGCTACCTTCTTTACGGCATGGTTTCTCTTCCAATATACTGTATGGAATACACCTGCCTCTTTTAATGGTATATTTGCTGTTACTGATAACTTAGCTGGTCCTGCTCCGTATTTACAGGCATAATTTACCTTCTTTGCTTTGAGTCTTACCGGCTTCTGTGATACTCCCCTAGCTCCCTTAGTGCTATCATATAGCTTATGCTCCTCAACCTGCTTCTTTGTTAATAAGCCTGCTAATAGAGCTATATCTAAGTGTGGGTCAAATCCTGGGGTATTTAATTCCTCTACATACTTGGGATCGAAGAAGAATATGTAATGCCTTCCAGTTAAGTCTTCTAATCCTGACATATCAGAGCCACATAACTCATGGTCTTTAGTAGGAGCTATTAAACATTCCCTTATCTCCTGCCAATACTTCTTTGGTATCTGAGGCAGATTTACAATGGTCTTATGCTGAAATCTCAGTGTATTAGTAAAACCACGTATCTCTGCCTGTAGATAACCATCGGAGCTTGCATCTCTTATGAATCCCTTTAATAGTCCTATTCTATGCTTGAGTACACTATACTCTTCCAGATTGGCTAGATATGGATATGACTTAAACAGCTTCTTAATACTTGGACATACTCCACTATCATCATCTGCCATTATCTGTGGTATAGGTCTCTGTACATACTTACCATGACCATCAGACTCCTTTACATACTTGAATGTCTCTGGTTTCCATCCTAGAGTATTTAACCACTCCTTTAACTGATCGGTAGAGTTAGGATTACCTGTAGACCTTGATGCCTCTATTCGTACATCCTGTATATGACATAATGGCAGATTATTCCTGAGTAGTATTTCTTCCCACTTCTCACCTGCCTTTGATATTGTACCATCCTTCTTATAGTACCTACCATCTGGTTTGCTTACTGTCTTGTACTCTATCATTGTAGGCATTACTAGCTCTAGCTCAAATCTCTTTGCTTTGAGTTTCTCTTCAAGTGTTATTAGGTTTGTATGGCATTTTATCTCATCAAGTCTCCATCTCATTGCTTCTGCTTCTCTTGCACATTCCAGTTTATAGCTTAGGTACATCATTATCCTTAGCTTATCTGTACCATATAACTCTCTTAGATAGTTACTCTGAGAATTGAATAGAGCTGTATTAATCCTTACATCTTCACTGCATCTAAATATGTAGGTCTCTATTGGTGAGTTTTCCCAATCTACTACTGGTGGCTTCTGTATATCAAAGTCCTTACCCCACTCTTCCAAACCATGTATTGTTCTCTTAGGATATAGATACCAGCTTAGCCCTAGAGTATCTATTAGCTTGGCTGTTATCTTGATACCTAGTAACTTCTCTAGTAAAGGTATGTCATACCTAATGATGTTATGTCCTACTAATACTCCTTCTTCAATGAGGAAGTTAATCATCTCCTCTCTGCTAGTTATGTAACCTGTTCTTATCTCTATACCATTGTTGAACTTCTTGTAACACAGGCAATGTATCTTTGTTGCCTGCTTAGCTTTATGGGTTGCATATAGCAACCCATCAGCTTCTATGTCTATTACTGAATAAATCATTAAGTAATATTTAATAGGTTAAGCATCTTGTAGCTCAAAGAACTGCATGTACCTTGCAAGTACATTATCAGGTATCTTTGTATGTCTTGATTTGAGGCTCTCCTTGAAGCCTACTACCTTGTCTATGAGTTCAACTCTTTTATGAGTCTCAATCTCTACCTGCCTTTTAAGCTGGTCAATCTGAGCCATCATCTGACCTGTTACTGAATTAGCATCTACCATGACTACATCAGATGCTACTTCTTGTGAGCTTGGCATAGCCAGTACTCTTTCTCTATACAAGTCCTCTGCTGCTATTGATATTAGAGCAGATATTGTACCGGCTATCATTTCCGTTGTGGTTTTAGTCTCATTTACTCCTTCCATTGTTATTTGTTTTATTTGTTAATAATAAGATTGATATGCTAGGTACACTTACTACCACCATATAGAGCTTATTTTCCCTACTTGCTCTTGACCTCATTGATAATATGAGTAATAGGGCAATAAATATACTGAAAAAAGACCTAAAAAGCAAATTTTTCATTGATATGTGCATAACTTTATTGTATGCCTTTTACGTTATTTAATATGACTAGGTCACTGGCTCTTGTTACTCCTGTGTACAGTAACCTCTGCTTATCACTCTCATCCCTACATAGGTTTATATCTCCTATATTCATCACAGTAGACTTGTATGTACTACCCTGTGATTTATGTATGGTAATAGCGTGATTGTACTTAATGTCTGCAAACTGCTCTAAGAAGTAGTCTCTAGCATGATAATCCCAACCAAACTTAGCACAGTTCTCCTTTATGCTAGTAGATAGGTGCTTAAAGATAGCATCACTATGCTCATGTAATACCTTTACTGTATCATTTATAACATAGTATTTCATCCTTATCCTATCTGTTGCCGTAATAGGCACACCGTCCTGAAAGATTGTATCATGTCTTGGAACATTGATATAACTTGTGATAATGGACAAATCTTCTACCTTAACTTCTTTGTTGGTATAATGTTCACCAAAAGGGGCATTAAATACGATAGTCTCCTCTTTCTCTATCCTCGCTGGTTTTCCATACCTCCTAGTTCTAACCGCTAGATTTATCTTGTCCACCACATTGTTAGTAAATGCAAGGTACTTTAGTGCATCAGTACCATTTACATCTGCAAGGTCGTCTATTATGACTGGCATATCATTGCTATACATATATCCTTTACCATCTATTAACCTTGGTGTGTTGAAGTATATCATATCTAAGTCATTAGACAAGTCTATTATAGGATTACCTGCCCCTTGTCTGATAATAGTCTTCAGCTTTACTTCAGGATAGTCCTTTACAAATACAGGACTGACCTTCTCCCCTACTGGTGGTAATTGCTTATCGTCACCTATGTAGAGTATAGGAAACTTCATTGCCTTGAGATAACCCTCTTGATACTCTTTTGCTTCAGGGTCTAACATATTACCTTCGATCTTACTCTCTAACATTGATGCCTCATCTATTACTGCAAACTTAGCTAAATCAAAGTCTTCTACCCTATCACCATAGAACTTGCCTCTTACGAAGCTATGCTGTCCACTCTGGCTATTGGTAATTCTCCTCATTCTGAGTGCACTGTGAATGGTCTTAAAAATGTAATTGCCATATACTTTAGACCTAAGTATAGCCAATGCTTTGTTTGTTGGTGCTGTAACAAATACCTGTCCATTATTATAATTGCGTAGTATTGCTGCTTCATGCTTAAAGTACTTTATAAGCTCATTAGATAGATGAGTTTTACCAGTACCTGCAGAGCCTACTAATCTTACTCTTTTATGTCCTTCTTTGAATAGTCTTATGATTTCTCCATAAGCCCACTCTTGGTCACCCATGAATGCCATAGTTGTTGTATTTGTAGGTTAAAAAAAAAAAGAAGTAGCAAGCTATATTTCTATAACTTACTACTTCTATTATAGACTACGGATTAAATAGTCTGTCCCATGAGCACACCTGCTCCTTCCATTTCCGCCTTGATCTTTGGTGTCTGATAGACATCACTCTTACCATAACGAAAATCTTCATCATTACGGGCTACTCTGCTGAATCCGGTTCTTTTATACTGAGCATTCTTTTCTTTGTCCAGTATCAATTTACCTGCATTGCCGTTTGTATCACCGATACCATAACGTACTGCTTGTTTGTCAGCCAGTTCATCATATGTCTTAAGACCCCTGTTAATAGCATCCCACTGATTGTCATCAAATGTAGGGCTGTTACTGAGGATCTTAAAGATGATGCCAGTATTCTTGAATTTCTCGAATGCTGCCATTACCTCTGCATCTGGTGCACTTACCGGTACCAATATCCATGCAACTCTGGTCTCAACACTTTCATACTTCCTCGGCTCTGCTGCTTTACCAAAATCTTCCAGCTCAAATATGCTGTCATTAAGGTTGCTTGTAATTCTAACACCTGAATATACAGCTAAAGTAGTTAACTTCTGCTTTACTTCCAAGGTCTTAGTTCCTGGTTTCTGATACTGATTGACGTAAATCCTGCTGAATATCAGTGGTGAACGTGTTACGGTAACTTCTCTTGTTACCTGTGATTTTGCCTCTGTCTGAGTTTCCTGCTCGTCCAACAGAGTGTCTTGCGCTAATTTGGTAGTGTCCATTTTAGTTTTCTCCTTTGTTTATTGCTTTAATTAATATATACTAGATGGGCTTTCTTTTATGCCCTATCCTAGTCTCTTCAATAGCCTTCTTTCTGGCTCGTAAAATAGCTTCTCTCTTGTGCTTTTTCTTTTGTGCTATTAACAGATGTTTAAATCTTCCTTTAGATGTATAGACTGCTAATCCTCTATCCACCTGTACCTGAGCTAACCCTTTTGGGACTCTTACGGCTAATCCTGCTTGTTGTAGAATAGCTCCGTTCTCATCCCTTACTTCCTTTGTGATGATGCTTACTAGCTTGTATCTATTCATAATTTTAGTGATTAAGCTGTCTCCCCAACGTAGCCTCTTCATGTTACACCTCCTCGCTCATTATCATCCCACTCAACTTTGACTGCATGTATCTTTCGTGCTTATCTCTAAGCATCTTAATGTAGTCTGTTATCCACCTATTCTTCCTGATGATATTCAACATGTATAGATTATACATGATTGATGCTATTAGATTTTTCATATTGATGTATTTTAGATTTGCTCCTTAATAAGGGGGGGTTGATAGGATATGCCTCACTGACCCTCGTAAAACAGAATACCTGTATAGACATACAGGTATTTGGAATTGACTATTTCAATATAAACAGAAAGACATCATTGCTTGTTGTTGTCCATGATAAGTTCTCTAGCCATTACCCATGGGAAGAATGCTCTAGTACAATGCTCCACTGTATCACAACATGCCTCATGTTCGTAATGTCTTACTCCTTCACTGTCCTCTGGTACCCTGATATTCTTATTGGCTATCTTAATGATGTATGTTCTAATACTATTTAACAAAGCTCTCTCTGCTACTAGTTTAGTATACATTTCACCTGTAGTTATGATCTCTATTTCTGAGACCACTCTATGCTCTGCTCCTACTGTCTTTTCTATTAGTATATAAGGCATGGTATTATTGTAAAGGTAAATAAATTTTTAAATAAAAACATGAAAGTGAGGATATTTCTATCCTCTCTCTTTCACTTGCCTTCCATCTATGTTCGTTGTGCCATGTAAGACGAGGCTACTTAACATAATGTAAATTATTCTTTCTTTCCTCGCCTTGAAATCCCAAAGTAGGGGATAGCCATAGTAACCCTCAATAGGTGTAGGCTATCCCTCTTTACTTTGAGTAGGTGTATGACAACACTAAGTTTAGTTAGAACGGTAGTTCATCACCAGTCCAGGTTGTAGTACCTGGAGTTTTAATAGGAGTCTCATCAGAATGATGTACAGGAGTCTCTACAAAGTCCTCTGGCATTTCAGTAAAGCCTACTTGTGGTAGGAATGGCTCTGTGTAGTCTATCCATTCAAGCATAGCTTTAGCACAGGCTTCCAGGTACAGTTGTTTGACTTCATCTTTAGTCCTATAGCTAGTACCAGTTTCTAATGCTGCGAAGAAATGCTCTTTAATCTTGTTAAATAATGATTGGTTCATAGTATATTGTTTTAGTATGGTTTATAAAGTGGGCATGAACTCAAGATAAAGAGATACGTTCCACTTCAAAGCGTACCTATATTTCTTTTGATTTTCTAACGAGAGGCTTTAAGCCTATTACCATGCATGATATGTTGCACCATGATTAGGGGGGGTTGATAGGAACCGCTAGTGATGGCTTTACGGTTTATTTAAACCGAGGGTTGTTTGTAGTAGATGTACATTGAAGGCTAAAATATACATACAACATAAAGTTAGAACGTTTAAAAATATTTTTTGTTAAAGATTTGGAAAAAGCTATTTCCTGAACTATCTTGCAATAGAAGTTCTTTGAAATAGACTAAACGTAGATATGGAGGTTCTAATATCCCTTTACATGAATATGTAGAGATGAACATATTAAAACCATAAAGATCAGTAATTACCAGTATATACTAGTAAAGACAGATGAACTCAAAAGAAATATATATCCGCTTTGATAGAACTAAACTATATCTCTTAGCTATTTTAGACATAAAGCACGACTCCTGCGCCCATCTTTAGCCCGAAAGGGGGTTTCTATGGATTGCGAGAGGAGAGAAAGCTGAATAAGTTTGCAACTGCTACCTAATACGGTAAGCTAAAGCAGTACTAATAACCTTCATCGGTTGAGAGCCACTACCTAAGACTAGGACCTGGACTTATAGTCATACTTAGAGATGGTAGGTGAAGAAGCTGGCAGACAAATAGGCTGGAAAGCTTCATTATAATAACCACCTTATCTGAAGGTAATAAGATAGGGTTAGGGTAGGGGAAACAAGGACACTGGATGAGAGGCTGCAAGGCAGCTTCTTAAGAAACCTTGATTTCCTTGTATCTCTTGTATAATCTCAATATGTATGCGGGTTCAGCGGGTTCTTTGCCTCAAATCCTCGCAAATAGCTTCTAATTGAAATACAGATAGTCAAATTCAGTGTTTTACGGCTTACCCTTCTCATTTTGGGTAATAGGTGAACTAAATAGGAGTAATAAGTTTTCTAACTGACCACTCTTTTAGCAATTACAAGGACTATATCCATAGTCCTTTCTTATAAACTCATTTGTGGTATTCCTTTGTTCTCCTTCTTTTATTTGTCTTTTTTTGCTAGTAGTAGGGTACTAAAACAGTACCCTATTTTATTGCATTTAATTGTGCATCACTTCCATGCAGTTCTAATGCTTTATTATTGTATGCTATTGCAGCTTCTACTTCTGAATTAAACATACCTAGATAATGATACTTTTTATTAAAGTGTATTTGAGCTATCCATTTATTACCTGACTTATACACTCCTCTATAAATAGAGCTAGTTCCATCTCTTTTAGCTCTATTTATTTTATTCTGTGATGAAGTAGCTATTCTAAGATTACTCTTTTGATTGTTTAAGCCGTCTCTATCTATATGATCTACTTCTTCTGTAGAGTCAATAACTCTCATGATCTGTCTATGCATTCTAATCCTTGAAGGATAACCTATTTTTACTTCCTCTTCTGTAGCTACTCTTATTGCATATACATTATCATTGAATCTTGTTAAGTACCATATGGACTGCTCTAGTTCTATATAATCCTCATCGTCTACTATCACTATTCCTCTTCTATTAGCTAATTCTATCTCTTTCATAATTTTTACTTTAGTAAGAAAGGCACCCTTTAACAGGTGCCTTTTTGCTATGGATATATGACTGACAGAACTACTTGTTCTTGCTGAAGGCTGCTAATACTAATCCTCCTACTATCAATGCTAATCCTCCTACTACTATGAAAGCTATTGTCTTAGCCGCTTTCTCTGCTACTTCTGTGTTCCCTACTACTAATGATACTATTACTACTACCACTAATACGAACATTGTCAATCTAATCATTACTGCTTATTTTTGGTTATAAATGAACTTGTGTCTTGAACTCCGGTCTTATTCGCATATCAGGTGTAACCCAGTCTCTTAAACCTATCCTACCATCCACCTTTACTAATACACCACTCTTTTTTCCTTCCTCTGATGATTTACAGTTGGATGCCCAACAGTTATTAATGATTCCCCATCTGATATAACCTGGTCGCCACTCTCTTCCTAACTCTTTAAACTTAGCCTCAACATCATAGGTATCTAGTACCTTTTCAAATAGGTCTTCTGGCTTAATGAATTTCTTCTCGATATCCAATATCTCTGCTGCATGTTCTGTCCACTGTACTCTACCCTCAGCTTTAGGATTACCTCCATGAGTTAATTTCTTCTTCTCTCTCGGCTTCATATCATTATGTGACTCCGCTCTTAATATTCTCATACCCTTTTCCATAGGTATGCCATGCTTCACTTTGCTATACACTTCTAACATTAACTTATCTGCTGCTACTCTATCTACTAGCATATCGTGGTCTTTCTTAAGAGTTAAATATGCCTCATAATAGTCCTTTAATGTAGGAGCTAATTCTGAGATCTTTTTCATGTTATCGTTAATCCTTGTTTGAGCCTCTTCAATCAGATAGGCTGATTGAGAGTCTGTAAGAGTCTTTATTTTTGACTCTTGTGGGGGTAATAATAACCCATTTGTTTTCTGTTGCATATAGTCCTTATTTTAATTTACTTTGTAGGCTTACTATATATGAAGTATTTATCTGTGTGATACAAATATACAGTATCATTCTGTCTTATTGCTATCATTTTGATAAATGAATCAGTAGGTGCTCTATCCAAATCTGCAGGATAGTCAATAAATATAGTACGCTGCTTATTCCTAAAGCCTGCTGCTACTATTGTTACTGCTATTAGTCCTAATGCTATTACTAATGTTGTCTTTCTCATTTTCTTTGTTTGTTGGTTTGTATGTTATTGTGTTCCTTGATTAGGGGGGGTTGACAGGATATGCTCTCAGGGTGGCAAATATTGAGGGGCAGAGAACTACCCCTCGTAATTGTGTCTAAGAATGGAATTTCCATCTTAACAGAATATGCCAACAAAAAAGAACTTATGCTGCTATTTCTAATGGATTTATCCTTACTATCTCTTTGCCTATACTCTCTGCATACCTTATACAGTTGGCTGTACCTCCGCCTGTACCATCCCATACTGCTATAAGCCTATCACAGTTATTGACCATCCACTCATTACGCTTTTGCATTTTATGACCACTGAACTCTGTTCTAGGCTCTGATAAGAACTTACCTACATTGATATCCTCAAATACCTTGCCAGTATCTGTGCATACTATCTTACTTGCTAACTTTAACAAGCTGTAGTACTCATCTATACTGCTTTGTACCCATCTATTCTCCTGTCCTCTAAAAGGTACTGCTGCTATAAATGGTATGTGTAACTCTACAGCTATTCTTGCAAATAGTGTATCTATACCTAAAGCCATGCCGGTAATAAGACGTAGTTCTTCATTCTTTTCCATACATTCTACTGCATATATTTCCACTATGCTCTTTATCTCTTCCTTAATAGCTATTATTAATGGGCTAATTAGGTTATAGTCATTACCTAACTTATTAGGACGGTGTCCTGTGATTGCGATCTTCATATATCTGTTTATATTGGTTACAAAATAAATTTCAATGTATATAAGCGCATCTCCACTGCTTTGCTGTAAGGGTGTCTTACATCAGTCAGAGTATATACATCGGGAAATACTCGCCACTACCCTTAGCAGGAGGCGACAGTATCTATCCCATTAACATAGGGTGCTAACTGCCTGTTTATATAGTAACCCTAACCATATTTATCAGGACTTGTTTGTGCTCTTTATTCCTTAGCATTAGTTGTAGCCACCTATTCAGTATGTTGACCTGACTAGTTAAGACTTCTTTGCAACAGCTACAACTTTATGCTTTGGAAACTATCTACCATGCCAGTACATGTTACAGAGGTTCTTTTAATCACTCTCAGAGTGCCCTCATATAGACAATAGTAAAAGGATGGGGTGCATTGCTCATAACCTAACCCCGTTATGTACTACCCCACCCTAATAAGTATAACCAGTAGATTGTTATATCATGTTTTCTTCCATACTCATGAGGTACAGATTGTTTCTTGTTTTCTTCCACTGGTTAATGCGGTTAGTAACTGGTCTTGTGGTTAGCTAATGATGTTGCTATAGCCAAACGTGTGCATACGATAGTTCTCTCCTCAACATCTGGGTTTTCCTACCATGCGTTCATCTCCAGAGTTTCCAGTTACTAATAAGTTTAAGATACTCCTTCATCTTCTTCTGGTATACCTGGAAATGGTGGTACGAGTGGGTCAATTCCTCCACCATACACATCATTGTACAGGCTTTGTATATCAGTGGTTAGCTGATTAGCTCTGTCTGTCATCTCTTTAGCATAGTCATGACTGGCATCCTGAAACTTAAGGGCTGCTGCTTTTACTTCAGGATATACTTCAGCATAATCATTTGCTGCATCTACTACAGCACCTTTATAGGTATCTGTGTAAGTACCTGCATCTGTCCTGAATCCATCCATCAGATCTTTTAGTCCATCTGTGAACTTCTGTGCTTGGTCTAGTGACATATAGTTAATTTTAAATTGTGAGCTACAAAGATAAGCTATCTTTGGCTTGCAACAAATTTATTTATAGTATCATTGTCAATGAGTATCCAATCTCCGTTTCTTATACCCCAGGTTATCTTCTCACCTGCTCTGGCTCTTTGTGCAAATCTGCTTGTCTTGGTCTTATTCTGCTCCATAAACTTGATTACTTCATCTCCATCCTTATAGAATGTAGACCTACAGCCATTAGCTCCTGTTGTTATGTTGAGCTGCTGCTTATTGACTGTGAGTGAAGTTACTGATGCATCATGTAATGCATTGTGGATTGTGATATATTCCTGTTTCATATTGTTGTTTTTAGTTTTATTACTCTGAATCCATATAAGTATCTACTATTAGGCTGTTTAATCAGTGCATCTATATAGCTACTTCTTCCTTTTTTATCTGTATAATCTAAGCCTATTTTTGCTACTTCTATATCTCCTCTCATTATGCCTAGCTTCCTCTTAACTCTAGCCCTTTTAACTGTTATAGTATCACCTACTTTCATTGGTCTGGTAGTACTAGGTTTATAGTGAAACATATAAATACTTTTAATTGTTCCATAATGAGGGGGGGTTGATAGGTATTGCTAGTTGTAATGCAATAGCAGTTTTACCTGCTATTGCTATTTACTACTGCTCACCTACTCTCTTGGCTAATGCCTCACCTTCCTCTGCTACTTTATCAACAAACAATCTTGTTTCTACAAACTCCATAGATATATCTACAAGTTTGCCTATGGTATCGGCTCTTTCCAATTCATCTACTAACTGTTCTCTGATAGTACCTAAAGTGGCACTAGATAATGAATTAAGAGCTACCTTAATAAGCCTGTCATAGAAGTTCTGTTCAACCTCTACTATTTGGGTTCCTTTCTGTTGACCCATTGCTTCGCTTAATGCTGCATGTAATGTTGTGTTGCTGGACATACTGTTGTTTTATTTGTTTAAACGGTTATTTAATTTTGTTTACTGCCATCACTACAGATAGCATCAAAGATATAGCTTCCAATGCTCTCAGGTATTACATCTGCATACACAACATAATCGCTGTAATCATCTGAATTGATTATATTACCCTTAGAATCTCTTACTGCCATAGCCCTAATGCCTATTGTTTGATCACTGCATTTAATTGAGTACTTTATTAGGTGTATTACATTGTAGTATATCCTACCTTTATGGACATACTTAGATTCCAGTTCTTTAAACCAGCAGTCTTTGGTCTCTCCATTGTCTATGACTCCGCCATCCTGCATATAGTACTTATCTGCACCATCTAAAGTCTGTGTTACAGCAGTCCATCCATCACCTGGTTCTCTGTCGGCTGTCCTTGTTTGAGCCTGTATCGTAGTGCTATACGCTAATAGTACTGCTACTATTAAAATGATTGCTCTTTTCATTGTTTATATTTTATAGTGAATGTATACTGTGTACCTGTCCTCATCTACTGTGCTAATAGCGTGAGTATAAGAGATGCTGATAATCTCAAGGCTACGCATATGCTTTATTTGCATTGCATCTAACCAATCATTGATATATTCTTGCAACTCTCTTAAACTCACACTATTCATTAGTTCTACCTTGTTCATAGATTATCTCTTATTATTGCCTCTGTAATAGAGTCTTTAGAGAATGTTCCCTTCTTAGGCATAGGAAATACTTCTACAAGCCTTTCTTCTGTCCTAAGATATAGACTGTCATTATCTACATCTATTTGATAGTCACCTAATAGGCTATCCCAATGGTTATCTACATCTTCAACCTTATCACCTTCACACTCCATAGTATTGGTGAGCTTGTTAACTTGTACTGATAGTGTAGCTGATGTAATGGTTAATGCTACTACTAATACTGATAATACTACTAATACCGCTTTCATTATGTTTATTTTGTTGGTTACTGTGTAAACACCTACCAAAGCCCCTACTACCGAGAATACGGATAGTGAGGCTTGGTGATTAGTGTGCATTGTTGTTCACCTTATGCTAATGAACACTGTTTCAGCCAGTGTCAGACTGCATTGTTGTTGCCCTTATGCTATGCCCACTGTGATGATACATCGCATCACTCCGGCTCATACTCAGAGATTGTGGTTGTTGCCTCTAGTATGCTGACTAACCTAAGTATTACAATACTCCACTTACCTACGATGAGAGGTGCACTTCATCTATAAGTTTTAAAACGCTTCTCTGCAAGTAATACATTAGGTCTTATTAGTCAGTTTTGGTTGCTGCCCAAAATAAGGGGGGGTTGAAAGGATGTGCTAATATCAAATAGTAATATGATTGTTACATCATACTACTAAGCGATAGAACTATTAATCAACCTTTAAATACTTTTTATAAGGTCTGTTAGTGGACTTGGAAACTGTCCATACATATAACTTACCTTTTAAGGTCTTGTAAACAGGTAATGATTTACCGTTGATATCATTGAACTTGTAGGTCGTAGTTGAATCCCAAGTTGGTCTGTTTTCAACGATAGTATTACCAACTAACTTATATTTGTTGCTTGTTGGTGTTTGTGCTGATGATATAATGGCTATTGTTAATGCCAATAATAATAAGATAGTTAATTTCATGTTGTTTGTCGCTTTTATATATTGTGATAATAAAGATAGTAAAAAACACTGGTAGTAATCCCTTACTACCAGTGTTGAAGATCGTGCTGTAAACCAAGACTGTAAACGTCTATAGTCCTCTACAAAGAGAACTTCACGTCCAGTGGTTTCACATTCACTATACAGCCGTCAGTGAACTTATCTTCTTCGTACATATACCTAACAGGTAATGCTGGATTGAGATCCTGCTGTACTTTAGAGGTTCCTTTAGCATGAATAGCAAATGTAGTACCCTTTGCAGGGTTACTTACAACGTCAATCTTATCTATGCCTAACTCAGCTTTAAACTGGTCAAGCGTGATAAATTTCATCTGTTGTGTCATACATCTGATATTTATAAACCCATGATTCGCTACTCTGTATCTATACACAGTAACTAGCAATATCGCTCTAAATTAGGGGGGGTTGAAAGGTGATGCCTTTTTGTATATGATATATCATAAAATAAGGGGTTGTTGATAGTATTTTAATGTACTCTTAAGGTGGGTTGCTAGGTAGGCAATGTATTAAGGGGATGTTGATGGGCAGGCTTAAAAGGTAAAAAAAAGAGTACTGACCGAAATCAGTACTCTAGCCGCTTACAAGCTGAACTTAACTTGCAGAGGCTTTACATTAACGAAGCACCCCTTCTCGAAGCCCTCGGTCTCGCTATACATGAAGCGTACCGGCTCGCTAACAGTTAGGGTAGCCTGAGCTTTATAGGTCTTGCCACCGCATATGGCAAATAACTTGGTAGGGTCTTTGAATGTGAAGTCAATAGCTTGCCCAACAGTGTTGGTTACAGACTTGAATGCATCTACCGTAAGAAATGTGAACTGTGACATGATTAATAGTTGATACTAGTTTTAGTTTGAAAGTATCAAGAGCTAAGGTGGGTTGCCAGGCACAGCAGCTAGCATTATTAAAGGCTGGCTAAAAAGGAGGGTGTCACACTCGCTGGCGGCGGGGTGTTTTGTTTCCGAAGTTTGGTCGTGCCCACTTTGGGTCTGGACTGTGCCTTTATCTCCTCCCAAAAATTTTAAAAAAATTATGTACACCTTCCTTCCTATGTTCATTTTAATTTGAACTTTCA